CTACTTCCCCTCTAATCCTCCCCACGCTTTTTCGCAGTTGGCCCCTCTTATTCCTCGCTCGTCAGCGATTGCAGCATAGAGTCGAACAGCCTCTCCGAGCCGGCCGAGCATGTCGGCTCGCATTCGGGCGGCGCCTTCGGCTGACGCGCCGAGCTGGGCAGTGATGGAATTGCCGGCGTCACGACTGCGCTGCTCAGCTGCTGCGAGGCGCAGCTTGAGCCGCTCAAGAGCACTACCAGCACGCTCAGCATCGCCACGCGCTGCAGCCAGTTGTTGCTGGGCTTCTGCATCTGCTTTCTCCGTAGCGGCCTGGCGCCGCTGGTTTTCTTGAATGAGGAACATGGCCGCGCGCCGGTCGCGTTCTGCTACTTCGGCGCGGTAGTTGCTGAAAGCAGACCGTTCAGTCCCTAGCTGGGACTGCAGTCCGTAGATTCGCACCTGCTGCACGCCGCCGACCGTCAGGGCCAGCAGAGCACCGGCGATCCACGGCCAGGCCCAGGACGGGACCAGCTTGAGCCAGGCGGTCATGCCGCCACCTGCAAAGCTTCAAGGACGCGCGCGTAGTTGGCGCCCCATTTCTGCCGCAGCTTCCGGCGTTCGGGCGGAGTACCGCGCTCGTAGGCGCCAGGGCGCCAGTTGCGCAGGTAGTATTGCCAGGCAGCCTCGACGTCGCCCAGCTCCGGCAGCGGCAGCGGATCGGTCCAGAACAGCAGGCGGGCGAACACGGCATCGATCACGTCAACCTGGCCAGGCAGCGCAGCGAACACACCGTCAACGGTCGGCTCGATGCCCAGCGCTCGGCATGCGGCGATGGCAGCATCGCGGCTGCTCTTGTGGCGCAGTACGCCGGCCACACCGCCACCACGCTCGAACTGCCAGATGCCACGGGCGGGGCCGCACTTTCCAGGGTGAATCGGCAGCTGGCACTGCTCGCGGTTCGGCGCCTCTTGCAGGTGGGCAGTCAGCATCAGTTGATCCACCTGCTCCCGGTTACGGCTCATGGCAGCAGGTAGCAGCGCGAGCGCAGGCGTGATCGCCTGAGCCCGTATCTCAGATAGGGTCATGTTTTCTCCAGGCACAAAAAAGCCCGCCGAAGCGGGCTTGATGAAATTCTTTTTACGCAGTCCATACCCCGAACCCTGATGGAGCTGCGTTCGCCCACAATCCAGGAGAAATGAGTCTGATCTTGTTGCCAGTGCCTGAAACGTTGCCAGATCTCGGGCATGCGGCCAGGTAGTACGCGGCCCCATCCGGGGTGAATGAATAAGTCGGACTTGTCCCAGCAGCAGGGTCGCCACTTCCGAGCCACGTCGATGAACCGAAGTGGGCTATCCAGATTTTTCCGGCATCAATATCGATGGCAACTCTACACCGTTGATTTAGTGCAAACGATATCGTCTGCGAGTTTGCACTCGCGTTGTTTGTGTATGTCCGTCTTGTATTGCCACCCGTGCCTTCAATCCACGCGCCCCATCCGGTTGCATTCCCTCCGATGTAGGTTCCCAGGCTACTCACGCCGCGATGCAGCCCAACGCCGAGAGACGTTAGGGTTCCGGACTGAACATTCGACAGTTCCGCGTAAAACTTGCCCGTAGACTTCCCGCTAGCCGATACAACTATGCCGCCGCTCTCTGTTGCCGCAGTTGAATGAACGTCATATCCACTACCGGTTATGACGACATCGGAAGCCTTGTTTGTGGCGCTCCATTGGCTCTGTACAACAGCCGGTGCGGTATCGCGCCGTTGTGCGACGATGCCCGGGATCATCATGCTGCCACCAGGCGGCCAATCAGGCTCCATGTATTGGACGAGCGCCTGATTGCACTAGCTGCAGCGCCTGATCCATTCAGCACGTTGGTATCGCTGGCATGAAGCGAAACGCTAAACCCGTCTCCCGTAACGGTGACATTACCGGCGCCTGTTTGCAGGAAATTCACCATAGGCGCAAGACCGCTGACAGTCCATGCAGCCGTTGCCTCTGCGCCTATGGTTAGAGTTATCGGAGAGGCACTGGTACTGATGATCAATTTTCCTGCGTCAGATGGGGTAATCGCACCGCTCGCCGTAACAACACGATAAGGCGTGCCAGCAAGGAAAACGTTTCCACCAGCTGCTTGCGATACCCAGGCCGAACCGCTGTATGCGTAAACGATTGGCACACCTGTTCCGTCTAGTTCATCGAGAACACGGACCGACATACCCGCGTCAGGCGCCAAAAATGTCCACACCCCCGCAGATGTAAGCCACCAAGCTAGATTGTTCGCCTTCCCGCTCCATGCACCTGTTGGGCTTGGCCCGACGATGTACATCGCGCCATTTGCGGGCGATCCTGGAGGTGTCGACAAGTCCTTATCCACAACGCGCGGCATAACGAGTTGGTCTAGCGCGGAGAACGTGGTGTTGGCATTTACCTGGTTGCCGGCACTATTGGCCAGCAGTTCCAAAAATAGCTTCGATGTTTGTGCCATCAGAGTGTTACCTCAAGCGGATACCCGCGACCGACGATGCCGGATAGCTGGTAGATGCGGAATTTTATGGAAGACTGAGCAGAGCCAAAGTCTGTTATTTGGTTGGCTGCAGAATATGTGAAGGACGGCGAAGTAACGCTAATTGACCTTACTACAGTTAATCCGTTCATCACGTCGATTGCATAGGCTTCTGTTGCTTCGCCAACTGGCGACGGTGTGCCCGTGGCCCACCAAGTTCCAGTCAGCCGACTGCGCCGGGTAAATGAGCCTGAGAAGTTACCGGACCCATCCCTTGTACCAGACGCATATACTGGGGACAGGCACTCCAGATTTACGCCTCTGTACGTGAAATCGATATTGCTGGAATCGTCCACGCTATCCCCTGATGTTACAGCGCGATAATAGAAATCAACACCTATAGACTCTGCTGCCATGCCGATAAAGGCGTTGTCTGGGTCGTCCAGCATTACAAACCAATCGCCACTCTGGTGAAGTCCGGTGGCCCACTCTGTGCCTTTCTCGCCGCGCACAAACCCGGAAACCGAATAACTGCCGTCAGAGTTCAGAGTGGCATTCTGAAACCGAACTATCTCCCATCGTCCATCGGAACCATATGCAGCATAGTGCGCGCCGCTCAGCATCTGATCGCGCGTTATGCTGCTCAGCGAGCCCGATGCCAAATCCAATGTCAGCGTTCGGCCATCAATGATCGTCGAGTTGCTTACTGGCAGTGAATTGCGCGCAGTGCCAAATGTTCCCTTCCCCGAAAACGCCTGAATATCAGTGAACGTCTGTCCTGAATCTGGCGATCTGACAAGAAGCGCACCTGGCCAGCCGTCAGTAAACCCCGTCATCACGCAAACAAAGCCAACGGCGTCCTGCAGCGTTTCGTCAACTACAGGAATGTCCATGAGAACTGCTAGGGACAAGCCTGAAAGAGGTATTGACCCATCTGATCCGGGAACTTCTCCGCCCTCTGCCACGGGGGCGTAAACGGCGGCACGGTTCGGCTTTGCACTGCACTGAAGTATGCCGTTCTGTTGGTGCTTCGCAGAGCGTATCAGCAGTTCATATGTCGCATCATCGGCATAAATGGTGACTACATCGGAGGGTTCCAGGTTGCCGTATGATGGCGGCAAGGCAAACGAGTATTCATTCCGCTCAAGCCACGCAAGACTCTGTAGAACCTCTGCTACTCCGGCCGCCTTGTGTGCCGTCATCACAATGGGAAGCTCACGCTCGACCTTGTTGACTGCTTGAGTGTTTATGCGCTCTGCCGTTTGCTCGCTCTGGTCGTATTCTCGAGCAAAATCGATGTATTTAATAACAGTCTTGGCAGGCAGCTGGGTATCCATCTCGCGCAATTCTGTGAGCAAGTCCGCCGCGGACTCGCCAGCACCGGCGCCGATATCGCTCATTGGGATAACAGCAACAGAGGTTCTTCCACGCGGAACATACTTTATCTTGTACCCGGAAGGTATCACATCAAATGGATATGCAGCCTGCAATGGTTCAATGGCAGATCGTATTGTGCCACCTGGCACCACAAATCCTTTTACCGACTCAGTAAGTAGAGAAACATCCAAGTCACCACCAGCAATTAATGAAGATAGACTACTTTCGCTAGTAATAATGCTAGCAAGGCTTACATCATCTGGCGAAACATCAATACTTCGTACATATAACCTAATGGTGCTACGGTATACTAGGCAGAGTACCGAACCATCAGCAGCTCCGTTGATTCTATTAGAATTCTGTGAGCTTATTATTTGCTGATCAAGGACGTAAGCGCCATTCTTATAAAGAAATGTAATTACCCTAGCGTCATGCTCATTTGCGCCAACAACCCAGATGCATTGCCCGCCATTTTCTACTATCGGGGTGTATCCGCTTGATGCGTGGTATGCGATATCACCAATTGGGTGCGTGTAAGGCGTTCCATTCTTATTAAGAATGTTATGAGAAGATACAATAGATGAACCAGATGCTATTTCTACATAGCACGACATATCTGGCCTTTGCCTAAATATATAGAGAAGCCCATCAGCTATATAAGCACCAAATCCTACACGAGACTCACCAGGATAAGGTTCGTATTCGTGATTCGTTATTCCTTGGATGGATTCGCCATAAATCTTGAGATAGGTCTTTGAGTTATTAAAGTGGAATGACCAGTAATATCCATCAGACTCGCCTAGTGGATAATTAAGAACAGAAAGTTCAGGGCATGATATAAAGCCATCATATAGCCCGAAAGAAACCAGTTTGCCATCTGACGCGCGCAACTTGTATGTATGATAGTTGCCGACTCCGCCGAGCCAATCTCTAGGGGAAAGCGGGTTTGATGAAAATCTAACTACACCACCAGAGAACTCTACAAGAGTGGATGTCTCATCAAGGTTTAAGTAATTTTGCGCAATCGTATCTGCAAGCCTAAGCCCAATACTATCCTGCTTAGTGACGCATTCGACCTTAAACTGCGCGGCCTGCAGCGTGTTTGAGTAGTCGGCTAGCTGGAAATCATCAAAAACGATGTAGGCACGCCCCCTAAATGCAGGGGCATTTCCGGCGCCCATTTCCGCTTCAATACGCGGGTCCGGCAGCTGGACCTCAGTACCGTAGTAGAATCGCATTCCTGCGGCGGCCTTGTTGCTGGCAATGATGGTTTCCAGATCGTCGCTGCCGGCGTTGTAGATCAGCTTGTCTGAGCACCAGATACGGCGGATTCCAGAGATAGGGCCTTCGCCCAGGCACAAAGCAAAAGTTGCCGAGTAGCTGTACGTTTTAACGGTCTGGCTGCCACCGCCGCCGCCCTTCCCGCCGCCCTGCTTCTCCTTGCGCACAGTCTCTTTAAGCTGGTTGTTTTCCATCCAGATGATATTGCCGGACACGCCAACGGTTCCGTAGAAGCGCGGAATCTTCTGGCCGAGCGTCGACGTTTGGATCTTGAGATCGTTTAGCCTCGGGCCTTCTACGGTTGGCCCTTTTGGCGGATCAAGAGCGGCGCCAATCCCAGCGCCAAGCGCAGCGCCCTGGAGCGCGCCGACTGGACCACCAACGTAGAACCCGATTACGGCGCCGACTACGCCGCCGAGTATTTGGCCGCCGCTGCTCATGCGTTCACTCCAATCCGATAGGCGCGGATGACGCGCGCATGCCACATGGCGTCGAGTCGGTGATGCGCCACCTTCCCGTGAAGCTCGCTGCCATGGATGATGTAGGGATGCCCGTCAATCTCGCCGGCATGGATTGCAATGTGTTGAGGTGCCTTAGAAATGCGCATGATCAACACGTCGTTGGCGCTTGCATCGGCCATGTCAATGCGCTGCAGGCTTGGCTGGGCGTCGAGGATCTTCTCTAGCTGGCCGTCATATGGGTTCATTGGGTAACCCATCTCATCCTGATACGGCAGGCCTAGTCGCTGGAAGATGTGCACAAGAACGCCGGCACAGTCCACGCCGAGCATGCTCCGGCCCTGGTGGCGAAACGGGACGTTGATCAGCTCGAAAGCGGCTTCAACCGGAGTCATCGCTTGCGACCCACCTGGCTGTATTGGGTGCCTGTCGGAACACGGTCGAATCCGCCGAAATTGCGCTTGTTCGACCATTTGTCTCTGCAGGCGTCTGCCGTCTTGCGGCACCCCGGAATCATTTCGTACTCGTCGCCTACCTGCGGCATGTAAAACGTCGCCTCGTGCAGCTCAATGGCGCCGCTGGCGAACGTCTTTACCTGTATAGGCTTCAAGCCTGCGTTAGCGCCGGTGGTGAAGCGGATCTGGCCGGCCCCAAACCAGTCATTTGCCTCAGTGCGCGCTGAGTCGGCGAACTCATACTGGTTCGTTACAGACGTGAGCGATCCAGTAACCAGATGGTCAGCCATTACCGGGCCGTCAGGCGCGCCACGCGGGCCTGAGCAGCGGGAATGCCGCCAGTCGATAAGGTCGGTATCCAGGCCTTGATCAAACAGCGTCCATGAGCAGGTTGGCGAGTACGTGTGCCCGACCGTTTGCGAGAGCACGTCGATAGCGCCCATGATCTGCGCTGTGTATTTCTCGTCACGGCACTCGACGCGCCCCCAGAAGAACAGGCCGCAAGGCTCTTCGTCCTCAATCGGGGCGGCCCAGGACGTGGCGAACAGGTAGACGCGCGCGTTGTCGTACTTGCCCGACATCAGGTCGTCGCGGCTGATCGCCCCCTGTTGCAGAATGCCGTTCAAGTCGATGCTGGAGCTGGCAAATGTGCTCGTGCTGTCAAGTCCAGAAAACTCATACCCACTCTCGGTCAGGTAGACCTGGCCATTGCTCATCGGCAGGTCAACCGGATAGCCGGCCAGGCGCACTATCGGCGAATCATTGGCCGGCTCAATGCGGACGCAGTAAACCCGCGTCTGCCAGTCTGCGACGTGTGATTTCATGGGGCTCCAGAAACGGAAAAGCCCGCACTAGGCGGGCTATTGGATTGGTTGTGGGCGGAGCTAGATGAGCATGCCCCTGGACCTTGCCCATTCTTCTGGCAATTTGTCCTTCTTCGATGAGTTGCATGGCGGGCAAAGGAGTTGGATGTTAGAAATCCAGTCGCTGCCACCCTTGCTAATTGGGACTATGTGGTCGATGTGGTATCGGTTCGGTTTTCTGACCGATAGCTTGGACTTGCAGGATGCGCAAAGCCCGCGTTGCCGCGCGAAGAGATCAGTCACTTCGGCTGGCGAATGCTGTCCCTCCGCGTTGTTCTTCCTTGCACGCCTTTTCCTGCACCAGTCGGAGACTTTTTCTGGATTGTCCTTGCCGTACTGTCGTGAACGCTGAAGCTCCTTTTCCCTATTTTTCAGATACCAATCGGTCCGGTTATTCGGGTTTTTGCGTCTCCACTCCGCCTGAACGACCAGTCTCTGGTCCCTGTTCATCTGATGGCGCTCTCGACACTTATCGAGGAACTCTTCTTTGTTCTCTGCGTAGAATCTTCTTGAGCGCTCAATGTTCGCTGCGCGGCGCTCTGGGTTCTTGAACCTCTCCCTGTCCCTCTCCCTTTCGCATTCCATGCACATGCCGTGAATGTTGCGCTCAGAAAGATGCCCACGCTTACACGGCTTTCCCGTGAAGTATCGATTTAGCCCACGCGCCAGGGCTTCCTTCTTGGACGAAATCTGCATAGCAATCACCATGCTGTACATACATCCAGCATTTTAAACCTACGGATTAAGTATCTCCAGGAGCTGGATGCTCGGCGTGGCCAGCGTGTCCCACTGCGAGAAATTTCCGCCAAGGTCGGCGTTGAAACGCATGGGGACGTGGAACTTGAAGCCAGACTTGAGTACTTCGCCGGTTTGCGGGCGCGTGTTGAACGTGCCGCCGCTGGCGTATGCGGTGAACAGGGAGGAGTTGATGTTGACGGTGAACTGGGTGCCGGTGCGCGCGGTTACAGTTCCGCGCAGGCCGTTCATCTGCGTCATGCCTACCACGCCGCTGAAGTGCACAGTCTCGCCTACAACCAACGTGTTGACCGCCTGAACCACGGCAGAAGATGCCTGGCTGATGCCAGTGATGGTGCCGGTCTTGTTGGCGGCCATCGTTACCAAGCCGGTCGTGTTGTCGACGCTCCACTGGGATGTCTGCATCACGATGGAGCCGATGCTGACAAGCACGGTGCCGGCCTGTGGTTTGCGGATGCGACGACGGGCGCAGGTGGCGTCGCTGCTGTCGCCGTACCAGCGTGTGAGTTGATACACGCCGGCCACAGCAGGATTGGCGAGCGGCAAAAGCTGGTCAAACGCCGTTGGCACGCCCGAATAGGCGTTGCTCGAGTAGTCAAGGGGATGCAGGACGCGGAACCCGCGAAGCGTGCCGCCGGCTCGGTTATTGAGGTCGATGATCTGGCCAACAACGAAGTTGGTCTGACGCTCAAACTCAATGGTCAGCGTTGCTTTGACGAACGGGTGGCGCTGGCTGCGGTACTCGTCGCCGCCAGCGGTCTGCACGATCTGGTTGGCGTATTCAGCAGAGAAACCGCTGCCATAGTCCGCTTCTTGCGGGAACTGCTCTTCGAGGAACATAGGCATCACGCATACCTCGCAGAGTTCTGAACTGCCTGAGCGATCTGGCGAGCGGCTGTAGCGGTAGCCTGCCGCGCTTCCTGGGCATTAGTGATTCCAGGGAAGTTCATCTGCCCGATGGTGACGGACGGAGCGCCCATCATCTGTGCCGTTTCCTGGCGCCCGGTAACGTTTGCAGGGCCGCGCACGATTTCCGGGCCGCGCTCGCCGACGATGCCCCATCCCCCTGTGGGAATCCTGCCGCCAGAGTCGAAGAAGCCGGCGAAGGTCGAGAAAAGCCCAGCCCAACCAGCGCCGCCGCCACCCGCTCCAGCAGCTGCGCCGCCTGCGCCACCAAATGCGCCAAGCAGACCTGATGCGGCATTCGAAACCAGCTGACGCGCTGCGATTCGCGCAAGATCGGAGATTATGGAGTTGGCAAGGTCTTTAAAGCTCAGCTTTCCGGTCGTGACGAACTCGGCAATGCCATCCTCTAAGCCGTTCAAAGTCGTGTTGGTTACGCCCTCGAACTGCGACGCGAGGTCTTTGGCATTGTTGATGTAGTCCTGGGTGGCCTTATTGATGCCATTCAGACCATTGGCGCGTGCCTCTTCCTTGCGGCGCTCGCCCTCTTCCACCAGCTGAATCTCTTCTTCCATGGCTGACCGCAGGGCTTCGACGCGAGCTTGGTAGGCCTCTTCGCTCAGCGCGGAAGATGTACCCTGCGCGCGCGCCAGCTCTTCTAGGCGGCGGGCATACTCAAATTCCAGTTCGTTCAGCTGACGCAGCGTCTCAGCCTGGCGCTCTCCCACACCAATGGCCTCAATCTCGATGTCGATAGCATTGCGGCGGGCCGTAATCTGGTCGCGCAGCGCGGCGGTATATTGCTCAGTCGCGGCCGCCTCTTCGCGGTCTTTCTTGATCTGGTTGAGCTTGTCGATTTCCTCGGCCAAGCCGATCAGTCTTTCCTGCTGGGCGCCATTCAGCTTGGCCAGTTCGCCGTTTTCGACCTCATAGCGAACGCGGGCCGCCTCGGTCGTCTGGCCGAATAGTGCTACTTGGCGTGCCAGGCCCTGCTCTGTGCTTTGGTAAAGCTGCTGCAGGCGCTCGGCGCCGCGTTGCGCTTCCTTGGCTGCCTTGTCTGCACCACCAGCACCGCCAAGGCTGATGTCGCGGCCTTGCAAGCCCTTGCGAAGCTCTGCAATTTGAGCCTGGCGAGCGGCTCGGTCGGCGTCACGCTGCTTGCGCTCTTCAGCGGCCCGCTGGCGGTTTGCCTCAGCGGCCTGGAGGATCGCGTCGCGCTCACTCAGAATGGTGTCAAGGCTGGTGCCGCGCACTTCGTTAATGCGAGCCAACGTCTGCTCAAGCTCTTGCGCAGCCTGGGCCTCTGTCGCGTCAGTAAATGCCGCCTTGATGGCGCTGCCGGCGTACTGGGCATAGGCGACAGCCTTGTCGAACAGGGAGGCGACTTCGACTGTAGCGATCTGCACCCCGGCGCGCAGGTTGGCTGGCATTTGCTGGAAAGCGTCAGCCAGGAACGAAGCCGTGCTGCTGCCTGTGTCCTGAAGGCCGTCAAACTCAAGTTCAAGCGCGTTTATGTCGCGGCCAATTGCGCTGATGCTCTCAGACCAGATGCTGAAGGTCTGGATCAGACCATCAGTAAGCTGGCCGGAATCCAGATAGTTGGCCAGGCCGACCACGGAATCAGCAAACAGCGCGCTGGCACCGGTTGCACCGTCGAGCTCACCAATCACCTTGGTCAGGCTGTTGCCCAGCACTGTCAGCGCCTGGCCGCCAGTGGTCTGGATGTTGCCGAAAGACTGGTCAACGGCTTCCCCGCTCTTGATGATTGCCTGAGCAACTGCATCGGCGGTCAATCGACCCTCTGCTCCAAGCTTGCGCAACTCGCCAACGGTCACGCCAAGCCCATCAGCAATGGCCTTGGCAAGCGGCGGCGCAGCCTCGAGGACAGCATTAAGCTCTTCGCCACGCAGTTGGCCGGACGCAAAGGCCTGGCCCAACTGGACGAGCGCACCGGACGCGGCCGCCGCACTGCTGCCGCTGATGGCGAGCGTCTTGTTGACCGTATCCACGACGGACACGATTTCGTTTGCCGACAAGCCCAGTTCTTGCGAGTTGGCGGCAATGCGCTGGTAGAGCTCAGCAGTCGCGGCCAACGGCTGGCGTGATTCCTGGGCGATCCTGAAAACAGCATCCTGCGCCGCTACCAGCTCTTCCGTGCCGTTTGTCACCAGGCGCAGGCGGTTTGTCAGGTTGGTGTAGTTCTCGGCGGCCTGGGCGATCTCCCGCGCGCTGATGACGGCCGCAAGCGGACCAGCAAGGCGCCGGAACGCACCGGTAAGCTGATTGGTCGCCGATTCAGTACGGCCAGAAGTCCGCCCCAGTCGGTCAAGGTCTGCATCCGCAGTGCGCACCTGGCGGCTGTCGACGCTGACGACAAGCTTCGCGTATTCGGTCATATCCAGACTCGCTGCAGATCGGCCAATACCTCAGCCTCCCAAGCGCGCAGATTGCGGCGGGTGAGCTGAGACCAATGGAACATTTCGGTGAAGGTGAAGCTGCGGGGAAGTTGCCAGAACCATTCCCACAGATAGGAGAGTTCGGCGGGGCATTCGGGCTGATCGGCCAATTCCTTTGGCCGGTGCCCAGTGGCTTTTTCGATTCGCTGCAGATGCTCGCGCAATGGCTCATCCGAGCCAGGCGGCGGTCGCAGCAGGATCAGCTCGGACTTTCCCCACTCGACAAGCTGGCTGATCCGTTCGCGAAAAAACGCCGGTCGTCCTCGGCGATCTTCTCGATGTGCACCAGAATCTGCGGCGCCTCCAGCAGGAACTCGGCGGCTGCCTCTTGGCTGAACGCCAGATCTTCGAACGACCATCCGGCGATCAGCGAGGCGCAGAGATTGGCGCGGCGTCGGCGGTCGGCCTCATGCTTCAGGTCGGCCGCTTCTTCCGGCTTGGCCTCGGCAAGGCGCTTGCCGTCCTCGATGGCCTGTCGGATCAGTTCTGAGCGGGCGGCTTGGTAGTCATCCGACCAGACCGACCGAACCTGAACCCAATGCTCAGTCGGCGTACCGTCCGGTTGCGACAGGCTGATACGAATCCCTTCGTTCGCTTTGCCGCGCGTCTTGAAAGCGTCAATTCCCGTCATGCTTAGCTCCGGGTGATACGCAGGGTGGTGGTACCGTCATAGCCGGCCGAGTAGGTGTATTGCGGGATCACCGCGCCCGGGCCACTGACCTGCTTCTGGCCTTGGGTATAGCGAACCTTGGGCAGCTCAATGGTGTAGCTGTCGGCGCCCTCTTCCAGAACCACCACATGGTTGGTTTCGGTCTCGTTCAGCACCTTGGCCCACAGCGTGCCATCCTTCAGATAGGCGCTCATGGTGCCACTGACGGATGCGATGCCGTTGGTGACGCAGTAGGCCTCGCGCTGGAACAGGGAGAAGGCCGCTTCCATGCCATTGTCCAAGGTCATGTTCCACTCGGTGGCGTAGGTGATCGCGTCGCCGTCCTCGGTGAACGAACCGTTGGTGGTCACCATCATGTCGCTGGTGGTCGCAGAGGCGAAGGTAGCGCCACCTGGCACGCTGTAGGCCTCGGCCTTGGTGCCGAGCATGCCGAAAGTGATGGTGGCCTTGTCGCCCAGCGGCGCGGCGATGTTCATGGTGGCCACACGGCAACCGCGATACACGTAGTCGGCGCTGATGTCAGTGTGGCGCTCCAGAATCGCAAAGCTGCGCTCGGTAGAGCCAACGACCAGTTCGTCAGCAGAGCTAGTGACGGTTACGGTTTCGCCGGCTGTTTCGTTGGTAATTGCCGAAGCGGCAGTGCCATCGGTGTTCGTGACGATGATCTTGCCTGCTGCAACGCTAGTTACGAGCCAGGTTCCGTTGTTGGCACTTGTGGCGAAACCTGAAGTAGTGATGATGTCTCCGGCAACAAAGCCAGCCGCCACGAATCCATTACCGGAATCATTGAAGCTATCATCACTGGCGGCAGCGCTGATCGTGATGGCAGTCAAACTGCCACGAGGAAGCCAAGTGCTCTGCATGGCGGCCTCGATCAGGTCGTCGAAGCTGGCAAAGCTCACCTCCGCGGCAATCTCGCCTGCAACGCTGTAGGTGCCGCCACGGCTGGGCGCACGCTGGCGGGCCTGGTTGATCTCGTTCGATTCGATCTGGTTGATGTTCGGGCTCAGGCCTTCCGACACGAAACGGATCGGCTTGAACTGCGGGTTGGCCGGGATGCCGCCTTCTTGGAAGATGGTAACGCTCGGGCCGGCGCTTTCGTTCACCAGCGTAACGGCGTTGCCGTAGATGTCGGTGACGGTCATTGAGCCGGCCGATAAGGTGGCGATCTTGAACTTGCCGTTATTCGCGGCAGTCGCGAAGCCCGACACGGTAATGATGTGGCCAACCGCGAACTTGCCGGCACTGATGAAGCCAGAGCCGGCATCAGCGAACGTCGAGCCGGAAGCGGCCGCGCTGATGGTATCGGCAGTCATCGTGCCGTATTCGCGCACGTAAAAGAGCTTGACGGCAGAGCCGTTGCCAAAGCAGGACATGGGTTATACCTCCGGGCGGACGGTTTGAGCGATGTAGTAGATGGAGACGCTGATTTGCTGCCAGCCGTCGACGGGCCGGAGGTTGTTACGGGTGACGCGCTCGACCTTCACGCACTGGCCCCGATAGACCAGGGAGCGGCCGGCAACGAAGTAGTCGCGCAGCTTTTGCACGGCGGCGAGGATGTTGGCCGTGCCATCGTTTAGCGGGTAATTCAGATCGACCTGGAAGATGCCTGTTGTTTCGTCGTTTCCGCCTACGCCGAGCGTTGCCACGTCAGTGGATGCGGGCAGGTTGAACCAGGCGGCCCATGCTGTACTGGTGCTGGGTGGGCTGAAGTTCTTCCCTTCAGGGGCGATCTGCAGGCCGAGCGCCGCTGCCGCCAGGCCCTGAACCAAGGCGGCGTTTATTTTGACTTCAGACATGTCAGACCCTGAACTTCGAGATGGCGGCTTGGACGATGCGCTGAACGCGGGCAATGTTGCGGCGAACCATTCCGGACGGCGCCTGTTGGCTGTATCCGTATTCCAGGCGGTCGATGTAAGGGAGCGAATTGGCCATGGTCGTTTCCTGGCCGGCGCCCTCTGGCGTCTTGGCGATAACCTCGGCGATTGCTGCAGCGCCTGACGCATCGTCGCGCGCGATAACGCCTTGGGCCGGCGTGCCGACCTGAGTCACCCAGTTGCCGCGCGCTCGCCCCGTATCCACGGGGGTATCGCGGATAGTGCCGCTGAACAGATCAATCGTCGCGGTGCGCACAATCTGGTTATGCGCTTGCTCAATCTTGCGCGTAGCCCTGGCCATGTCGCTCTTTAAGCTCATCACTTACGGCCCTGGCAGAAGTAAACGAGCGGAGTACCGGCTGGGTTAGCCTCCTTGATGTTGACGATCTGCCAGAGCACGCCGTCGACATCCACTTTCGTGGTTAGCGCTGGCGGCCAGGCTAGATCCTTTGCGGCGATGATGATCTTCTTGTCGCCCTTCTGGATCTGCGAGCCCTCGGCATACATCAGGCCGGATTCCTGCAGCGTGTAGTCCAGCAGGATGAGCTGTGCGGGCTGCTCAAGGTCGGCTGGCTCGGTCGTCCACTCGCCGGCCACGTCGTCGTACACGCCGGCAGTCACGTCGCGCAGGGTTTGTTCGGAGCCGAAGCGCGCGATCAGTCGCAGCGCCGTCGCCGCCATGCGGTCATAGAACGCACTCATGCGCGCACCAGCTTCCCGCTGTACTGGCCAAGGGTGTACTTGGCAAAGAAGCCATCCGACTGGCGGCCTGACACAGGCTTGCCCTTGTAGCTGGTGATCTCGGCGTACTGCACGTCGACAGCGCCTTCCACTCGCTCGCGGGTCACCGCACCTGTTCTCGCCTCGGGCGGATCGGTGTCGTCTTGGTAGATTTCGCATGCCAGCGCCATCTGACCCAGCTTGATTGCGCGCGGGAGCGATGCACCGTCAGCCATGAAGCCGCGACGGATCGTGTAGTAACGCGGCCAGGGCAAGCCCTGCTCGTCGTGGTACTGGTTGCCGACCCACTGGAAGCGCCACATCTCAACGCCGGCACGGCGCAGCAGGGCTTCCTGATCTGCAGTGCCGGCCGGAATGGTAAACCCGTAGTCGGTGGCGAACTGGGCAAGCTCAGCGGCGGTAGCGAAAGAATCCGCGTCTGCCTTGCCGCTGCCGTCTTCGATTACGAGTGCCATGCGCTTACTCCACCACGACGAAAGAGGCTTGCTGTTGATCGGTGCGTGCCAGCGGCTCAACCTTGCGGCCATGCTTTGCGATCCATTCGCAGAGCGCTTTCCACTCGCCATCGCGCCAGTTCGGATACCAGGACTCGGCGAAATCGACCAACTCGTCGAACACAAGCACGGTGCCGGCGACGATTCGGTCATTCATGCCGCTGAGCACTTCGGCGGCCGATTCGTACAGGTCGCAGTCGATGTGCACCAGGGCAAGCGGTTCGTCATGCTCTGCCAGCCACGCCGGAATGGTGTCGGCGAACCAGCCGGGCACTAGGTGGGCGCGGTTCGGCAGGTCGTTCGGCAGATCGGTGGCGAAGTGGCCGACAGGGTGCGGCTCACCAGCGCCGGTATCCCAGGCGCTCGGCAGGCCCTCGAACGAATCAAAGCCGTAGGCCAGGCCCTTGCGCACGTCGATGATCGCGGCAAGCGAATTGCCAGTGAATACGCCGAACTCTGCCGCTGTCCCTGCCGGCGCCTTGCGCGCAGCGTGCTGCAGGTGCTCACGGCGGCTATTGATGACTGGCGCAGCCTTGATCGCGGCCAGCAGGGCGACTTCGGCGGCCGGTTGGGCAGCCTTCTTCACCACTTCGGCGGCCGGTTGGGCAGCAGGTGCTCCACCAGAAACCGCGTTGCTGTTCCGCTTCGAAACTCTTGCCATGTCCATTGCCCCCAAGCGCACCGGTAGAAGTGCGCGAGACGTTGATTGATGTCCGGCAATTGCTCGCCAGACAGCGATTCCCAGGCGGCGCCGGGAAAAGTCGAGATGACCGGCACGCCGGCCAGTAGGGCGTCATGCCCCATGTTGCTGTTGCCTGTTACGACCAGGCGCGCACATGCCAGCGCATCGCCCATTTCGGGCGGCGCCAGCGGTAGTCCGTAGGTCAGTTCAGGTGCTTTCGGGTGCGGCCTGATTCGCGCATTGGGAAAGCGCTCGGCCTGCTGCCGTACCCATGCCGCCATGGCATCCAGATCGCAGCCGTGGGCGGCGTCTCCGGGCATTTGAGGACAGATCAGGGCGTATCCATCAGGATCGCCGCCGCGCTCTTCTACGCGCAGCCCAAGCGCCTCAAACCGACAAGGCGGGCAATCCCATGGCGGCAGCTGATTCAGCCCGCCAAGCCCAACCTGCCAATGGCCTGTCTCAAAGTCGGCCTCGCCGTGCACGCGCCGGAGATAGCCATAGTCGACGACGACAACCGGCGTACCGGCGTAGTCGGCGCGGATGATGTCGCCCCTGCCGCGAAGGCCGAACACAGCGACAGCATCAAACGATTCGGTGCAGCCAGGCGCGTGGTCAGACAGCGACCGTAGCCTGGCTTGGTGTCCCGCTTCGACGAGGCCCTGGCGAAACGCCAGAGCCCCCTCGAATCCATCGCGAGCGTATATGCCCCAGAGCATTACTTGCTCTGGATGACAACGCCTGCGAAGTCCTTGAACGAACCACGAACGGCGTCCCAGTTCGAGCCAGTGCCAAGAGTGGCATCGTTCGGGTTTGCAGCGCCGTTGGCGATGTCCCACTTGAAGCCCTTCACGCCCAGGTTGTAGGCAAACTCGCCCTGCATCCGGGTGATCAGGTTCTCCTTGCCGGTAACTTTCTCAATCACCAGCTCTTCTTCCTCGGTGTTCTCGACGATGAGAGCATCGGCGGTCAGACCCAGGGTGAAGTAGTCAGTGGTCGCGGCAGAACCGGAGCCAGAGGCGATCAGCAGCGCATCGGAGTCGGTAACCAGAACCGGGCGGTTCAGGGTAACCGGGGTGCCGGTGGCCACGTTGAAGTTGGACACGCCGTCGATGTTGGCGGTGATCTGCGCCTGCACCAGGTCGAAGTAGGCCTTGGAGTGCATGACCCAGCACACGATCTGGCTGGCAGCGTCGCCGAACTTCGACAGGCCCGATACCAAGCCAGCGGTGCTCATGGTGCCGCTGGACGCGATGGTGTGCTTGACGGCTGCCTGAGCGTTTAGAGCAGCGCGGCCGGCGCGCAGTGCGGAGTTAAGCATTTCCACCTGCATGGCCTTGGCAGCCATCTCGCCGAGCAGGAAGCTCATTTCGTCCTCTGCCAGCCCAGCCATGATCTTGCGGAACGAGTCCATGGTCTGATCGACCGGGCCGATTTTGCGGTTCAGCTTGACGCTGATCCACTCGTCCTGGGTCATGCCCAGAATGGTGGCGTCGCTGGTGGAGGTGGTATCGCGGCGGGTGATCAGATTCGCAACGTTCTTGAAGAACGCTTGCTGCGAGTAGTCACCGCGGCGGCTGATGGTGCTCAGGCTGATGACGCCGGCAGAAGCGGCGTTGAATGCGTTGCTGTTCTGGGTCAGGGTCTCGACGATACCTGCCTGGAACTGGTCCTGATAGACCTTGAAGTCAGAAGCTTTACCTGCGGCCATGATGGATTCTCCCGATATGGCTTGATTCAGTTAGGGAGCGCCAGATAGGCGTCTTTCCCGTGTTTGCTGATGAACGCGGCCTTCTGCTTCGGAGTCATTTGACTGCGAGGCGTACCGGCACGAACGTCACTGCCGCTCTGTCCAGAGCCGCTGCCGTTGGCGTTGGCGGGGAACCAGTGCGGGCGCGTTTCTTTCATGTCCGCGAACCACTCCTTGAGGGTCAGCGGCTTACCGTCTTTGCCGAAGCGACCTTCTTTGGCGACGGGGTTGCCCTCGTCGTCCAGTTCGAAGTCGCGAGAAGCAGCCAACATGGCGTCCTCCATGGCGAACTTGTGCACACCGGCCTCGGATGCAGCGCCGATCACTTCGCCCTTGAGCACGCGGGAAGCGAATTTCTCGGTGCGGGACTGGTGACGTGCGGCTTCCTGGCGGGCTGCCTCAAGGTCTCGGTCATAGCTGGACTTCATGCGTTCAGTGCGCTTGTTCAGTACTTCGTCGAGCTTGCCGGCTGCGATCAGCTTGGCCTCTTCGTCGTCTGCGAAGCGCTGCAGGATTCCGCGTACTGCGTCGGGGTCGATCCCCTCGAAGCTTTTCAGCTTCTCGCCGTGCTCCTTGAGCTTGCCCAGGAGTTCGCTGTTTTTGGCCTTGAGGCCAGCAGCGCGCTCTTCTGCACGAGCATCAATCAGAGCTTGGATCTCCGGGGTGATCTCCGGCCCTTGGCCGCCACCACCGTTACCGCCGTCGCCGCCTTCTTCCTGCATGAACAGCTGCTTGAGTTGGAACATGTGTTATCCCCTTGGGACTGTTGGCGCCCTTGGCGCATAAAAAAGCCCCGGCATTGCCGAGGCTGGAAATTTGTGCTTTGTGTGTCCCTTGTCCCAGGACAGCGGACATGAAAAAGCCCGCTCAGTGGCGGGCTTTGGTGTCAATCTGCAGCGGTGAAGTCGACGTAGTAAGCCTTGCCTGCAATCAGTCGATCAGCGACCCGCTTGACGATGTTTAGCTCAATGGAACCGCTGGGCGTACTTGCACCGAAGACGGCGTTCTCTGCTGCCTTCTCTTCTGCTGAAGCACTGCTTCCAGCAATTACAACGCCGAACTGGCACTTAACCAGCCGATCTTCCAGTGGCTGACTCTGGTTGTATGCGTAGCGGCCTTCTACTGCCGAGTTGAAGATCATTTTGCAGCGCATAACCGGAGCTTCGTTGGTATCACTCATTTGACAGTCCTCTATGGTTCGCAGGAGGGCCTATCAGTCTTTCGCCTGCATGAAAAAGCCCGCGTTATGCGGGCTATGTTAACTGGAAAAGTGCTTTACTCTGCGCAGGATTCTTGCGATCAACTCCTGCTTCGTATCTTCTTGTCGCCGCTCTTCTCTCTTGCGACGGGCTTCGTCAATGTCAGCCAATTTGCTCATCCGATCACCACCCTCTCCCCACGCATGAAACAGGAAGCGCACAGCAACTGCTTCGTGCCGCCGCTCTTCTTGCCGGCCTTGATGGTCACGCCGGTCTTGGTCTCGATGACTTCCATTCCGCCGCATCGGTGGCAGCTGACGATATCAGCCGGGCGTGACGCCTTTACCCGATCCAGTACGCGCTGTTTCGGCGTGTCTGGCGGGGGCGTGCCGTTGATTACGGTGAATCGGCGATTATCGGTCATTACGGACGGCATCTTCCAATGACCAGCCTTCAAACCAGGCGTCATGGCAAGCCTGCCATTGGTCGACCGAACTACCTGTTTTAGCCGGCATCCGATCCTGCATGAGCCATGGATTTGATAGCTCATCCATACCATTGGCCCGCGCGTTGGCCCCGTCTTTTTGGATCTGATCTAAGTCAAAACAAATCTCTTTATGCATGGCGTGCTCCGCTTTGATACCGCAAGCTTACGCCGCAATACCTACCCGCTCAAACAGCGCTTCGTCGCGCTTGCGCAGTTCTTCCAAGGTGTAGACCTTGCCCTTGTCGTTGGTGAAGCGGTCGATGTCCACCTTGCCATCGCGGAACAGCTTGCCGCGTGTGGCTCCAAGCACTTCATCCTGAAACGCTGCAGGCTTGTTGCGCAGCCACTGGGTATAAGTAACGTCGTCTGCCACGTATCCGTCCATGCTCGCCTGAGTGCCCCTGCCGATCTCTTCGGCGGACAGCCCAAGCTCCCTCCAGCCTTTGATCACCGGAACCGATGTGCTCCGGCAGTTGATGTGCCGTGGCGGCTGCGGTCCTTCGCCGATCTTGAATGTCTTGCCCGACAAGCTGGCACACGTGATTGTGGTCCGACCGTCCAAGGTGGCCAGAAACTGCCACTCGCTGACCAGATCGTCGTTCGCCGCGTAGAAAGCCTGCCGCGTGTAGTTGCTCAGGTGGTTGACGGCTGTTCTGACGATAGACTCAGCGTCGCGCCGGTCGATCTCAAGCAGCCCGTCAGCGTACCCATTGGCGCGCGTTCCACGAATGCGGCGAACCATCTGGTCGACCGTTTCGCCTTCCACGAACCCGATGCGGATGGCATCGCGAATGCGTGTCAGGCGGTTGGCCTCGATGTTCTGTGTGTACTCGCGTAGCAGTTTTCCCTGAAACGGCCTGGCCATCGCAGCGGCGTAGACCTGCTGAGCGTTTACTGAGTTGATCGGCACCACGACCTGCACAGCCTGCGGGATGGTCGCAGTCAGTAGGTTCTGCTGATAAGTAGCTTCGTACTCGACGTAAGCCAACAACTCGCCATCCAGATCGCGCCTCAGCGCTGCGTATGCCTGCGAGTTCAGCGACTGAACCGATAGTAGCAGCTGGTCCAGCCGCTCAACGGTGAAGCTGCCAGGCGGCATTTGCTCGATTGCTGCCATCAGGCGTGCAAACAGGTCGGAGTCCACCCGGTTCAGCAGCGCGATCATGCGCCGCACAACGCCGTTGCTGAATCGCTGCATGCTCACCGCATGGGCGATCTCAGCGTCAGCCAGGCGATTGTTGACGGTGGCCATCAGACCAGACCCAGTCTAGGCCCTTGGCTTTCAATGCGCTCGCGCTCGTTCGCCCAATCCAGCTCACTGGCCAGCACACCCCGGCGCTTGTACTCGCTGAACAGGGTTTCATCAGACAGCTTGCCCTGCGCAGCCATGTTGAGCAGCAGCGGCAGGGTTGTCTCGGGAACGTAGTCGGCGGCAAAGTTGCCATTGGCCTGAACGTGGCCGCCCTCCGCCTCGCCGATATAGTCGGCCATGATCTGCAGCACCTGGGCGTAGGCGTCCTCGAACTGGGTCGCCATCATCTGAAGCGGCGACATTTCGATTGCTGCGTCTTCCTTGGCCTGCTCGGCTGTCTTCGGCGACGAGTTTTCGACGCGGAGCAGCTTGGCGCCGGCAATCCGCATCTCTTCGAGCAGATCCTTGAGCGATACGCGACCGGCCTCGATGGCCTTGCCGGTGTGCTCAACGAACGACAGCTTGGCCTCGGCGTTATCGTTGCGCACCAGGCGACCGCCGCCCACTTCGATCTCTGCGTCCTTCTCGAAGCCGGCGCCGAACAGGATCGGGACGCGGGCGTAGTGCAGGATGGTGTCCTGATCGCTCTGGCTCTGCCAGTGCTTGACGTTCAGGTGCGCCAGCTCCAGCAGCGGCGGCTTTGCCGACATGAAGCCTGTGCGCTTGGTGTAGAGCGCCACGATTGGGATGTAACCCAGGCTGGTCACGCCTTCATCGTACAGCGACCAGCCGTCCTTGCCGTTGTTACGGTAGACGGCCCAGTAACCAGGCTCCAGCACGCGAACCTGCTCGATGTGCTTCTCGGCAAAAGCGCCCTGCTCTTCGGACACAAGCTCCATAAAACGGAACTGGGTCAGTTGGCCGCCTTCCTCTCTCCAGCCAAGCAGCTGTTCCGGGCGGACGAGGATTGCGTACGGGCGGGCATTGACTGCAATCAGGTCAGCCGCCGTCACCACGCCTTCAGGCTGATCAGGCTGCGCGATGTTCTGGAAGTCGACGTAGGCGAAACTGATCGCCTTGCCAAGGGCATCCTCGAACCAGACGCGCCCGAACACGGTGCCGTCGTTGCCCTGCTGGTCGATGTCCTGCCAATACTCTTGCAAGCGCGCCGGCACGTCGTCGCCAAGCTGGATTGGCTCGGCAAAGACTCGGCTGCCCATGTTCGAGATGGTCTCGCTGTACGCAGGCAGTAGCGTCGATGTTTCCAGGCGGCACTTGTACGCCTCGGAGTCCTCAGCCGGCCAGCGCGGCAGCAGCGCTTCCCCAGCCTCGCGCATAGCCAGCGTTCCACCCAGCAGCGGGCCGACGATAGACAGGTACTCGCGCATCTTCACCACAGCCGGGTGCAGTACGCTCGGATCGTCGGTCATCGGTCACATCCTTAAGGGCTGAGAGGTCGCCACTCGGCGCACAATCGGGTATTCGTGGTGTATGAAGTAGCCCCCGGCGTCAGGCCGGTGGTCGTTGCCCTGCGACTTGTCGGGCTCGCCATTGGCTGCCCAAACCTGTTGCTCCAGGTCGTCGGCGTACATCGGGCACTTGTCGGCGTTCACCTTGTACCGGCGCTCGCCTGCTGCGTTGTGAAACATGGCGTTCATGGCGTTCACCCGATCCTTGACGGGCGGGTTTGCGGCCGGGGCCTTGACCTTGAAGCCTGCCTGCTTGAGCAGGTCGATATCGGTCGCGCTGGCGTTCACCGACTTGCGGGAGTCGCCAGAGGCGTCCGGGTAGATCAGGATCTCGCACGTCTTGTGGTACGCGCCGTTCTCGTAGCGCCAGTAGCGCTCCTTGATGCGCTTGATCATGTCCGGCGTGTCGTAGCCGTCGACCAGCTCATCCACAGCGCATGGCAGGCCTTCGCGCTTCACGTGGGTGATCGCACTCATCTTGCCGACGTTGAAGTCCATCCCGATGTGCAGCGCCTCGCCAGGCTGGTGCACTTCCTTGCAGCCGTTCAGTTTGCGGTCGTAGGCGTGGTAGACCGTGCCAGACAGCAGGTTGACGAACTGGCCATCCAGATAGGCCTGGATCAGCTGCGGCGGGTAGGACTCCTTGAGGGAGTCGATGTAGTCACCCGGGAGGTTTAGCTCATTGTCGTAGGTCGATGCCTGGATCAGCCCGTACAGCGCCTGAAGGTGCGGCTTCTCGCGCAACTGCTTCACGAACTGCTGATAGACGAACTTGAAGCCCTCTGGCGTTGTCGTCACATCGACGCCGTTTTTCAGGCCGTCCACGTTGTAACGCATCCGGGCAATGATCTTGCGCCAGGCGTGCTGTGCCTTGAGCACCGGCAGGACATCCAGCTCATCGACCAGGGCGTGCCCGATCTTGAAGCCAACGATGGTCTGTGGCTTCTCCATCGAACGGCAGATGGTCGTGCTGCGCCACCGGCCGCCAGAGTAAAACTCGACCTCTTTGTCGCCTTCCTTCGTCTTGACCTTTAGGCCCCAGTCGAAGGCCACTTCCTCGATGGTCGGAAAGAAGATGTCGCGGATCTGCGGGTAGGTCGGAGCGAAATAGCCGGAGTTGATCCCCGGCCATTCCCACACGTGCTTGCAGATGCCAGCAGAGCCTACCCACGTCTTGCCCGAGCCGAACCCGGCGACGAATGCCCGGAACTTGTGCGGCAGCCCGATGAACTGCCCCTGCGGCACATTAAGCGTCGGCATCGCGCTTCCTGGCGTCGACGATCTCGACCTCTACCCGGGCCGGCGTTTTGTCGCCCAGTTCAGTCTCGGCCTTGGTCTGCCGATTCACGTAAACGTCGCCGCATTCCTTCGCAGCCTGCTCGAGCACCTGCAGAGCAAGGCGAGCGTTGCGGCTGCTCTCGGCCTTCTCGACCAGGCGGCCCAGCATGCGGAGCCGGTACGATCGATTGGCGATTGGGATCTCGGCGGTGTCTTCGCGGAAGCGCTTGCGGGTGTCGTGGAACAGCGTCACCCAGCGCTTGGCAAGATCCTTTCCGGCTCGCTTCGTCGGGTCGTGCTGCTCACACTGCTGACGGCTGATCTCAATGCCGAACTCTTCCTTTACCGAGGCGGCAACTTGCGACGGCGTGTCAAAGCAGGCCAGGGCCTGAACTATGAAGCTCTTCACCTCATTATTCAGAGCTGCCATAGGTTCACGTCCGTCTCGGGTCTGTCAGAGGTCATGCCGACTTCAGCAGACAGGTTCCGCAGGCCCTCGCAATATTGATCTTGGCCACCTCGGGCGCCTTGTTGGCTGCCTCAACCATGGCCTTCACGACTTCGTTCGCACCGTACCGGCGAACGACACCAACGAACTCTTCGACGTCATGGCCGCGCAGCTTCAGCTTGGGCTGGCCTTCGTCGGTGAACTGCGGCTCACCTTCGGCGTTGGTCTTTTGTTCCATGTGGTACAGCTCATGCTCTACCAAGGCGCAGAACTCAGCATCGGAGCACTCTGCGCAGTAATCAGCGGCCAAGGTGATCAGGAAGCTCGGCACGTATCCGAACCACTGCAGCATTTGCTGTTCCTGTCTTCCCTTCTGCCAGGCGCCGCAGCGAAAGGTCACGTCTTCGCACTGCCCAAGCACCCAGCGACCTTGCTTCTCGAAACCACCAGCAGCCCACAGGAACGCGATTGGCGCATCCTTCAGGTGTCCGTGGTCTTCGTTGAATAGCGGTGCACCCTCGAGCACGAAGGTATCCATGGCCCACTGCAGCACTTCAGGTGCCGGTATGTAGGCTTCTGCCCAGTCTTTGCCATCGGCGAACTGGCCAATGGTCTCGGGCGGCATCGGGCGTGTCACTCAAACCACCCTGTCGCCTCGTTACCGCAGCCACGGCAGTACACAGCACCACTGGCGTGGCCAGGCTTGCGCGAGATGTAGAAGTCGAAGCTCCCGCAATCACATTTGAAGCTCTCGTCACCTTCGCACGGGCCGAATGGATGCTTGAACGCTCCACGGTGAGTTGCGCACTTCGGGCACTCAAGCTGAGTTGTTCCGGCCGGCGCGGTGGCTACCCACTCATGCCGGCAGTTACCGCACACTGCGTCACCGACCGAATGGCGAGTTTTCGGCTTCAGCTCGACTACGCTCACGCCAACGCCCACCCAGCCAAAAGCCCGAGGCTGTAGATCAGCGCAATGCACAGCAGGAACATGGCGGCCATGAAGCGCACCCAGGCGACGAGATAGTCGTCAGTACGGAACGACAGGCGCCAGAACACCACCGCAGCTGCGAACAGGAGTGCGGGGATTAGCCAGGCCATGGTCAGATACCATCGTATTCTTCGCGCTTCATTTCCACACCGCCTGCTTGATCTCGCGGATCATGTCGGGGAGGCTCATGTCCTTGCGCAGCTCGGCGTAGGCGAACCAGGCGCGGACCAGCACCCAAGCCGGGAGGCCGCACACGAATATCAGGCCAGCCAGCGCAACCAGCCCCAGGTCATCCTGTGCCCAGTGCAGCAGGTCGAACCAGCGGATCACGAATGCGCCACCGGCCAGGCTCGATACCACAGTCGAGATCATGGCAACGACGAACTCCCGCACCGTCTTAGGTAGGGTCATCGCCATTACGACGATGGTGACCAGCACCGCGGCGAGCGCACCCAAGACGCCGAGCTTGTACAGGGCAAGGCCGCCAACTGCTGTCGAGGCTGGTTCGGTCATTTCGCGGACACTCATAGGCATTTCCTGGCCCTTCGCCGGGCCGGCACTGCGAGGAATAAAACGCCGGCAGGGTAACCGGCAGAGGGCTGCTGGGGAGCAGCGGAGCAATAAGCACCCGCACGATTTGAGCATCGCCCTTTCGGGCCAGCACTACCGGTACGACCAGCGTTCTAGGCTTGGCGGGTAATCGGCATCAGATTGCCGGTTTATCACCGGTATCCGAGCATTTCAGGCATAAAAGTGCCGAATTGGAAGCCCACCAGTTGGCTCAACCTTTCGATGAATTCGGCTGGTCGGCGGGCTAAATCGTGGCGCCTACCTGTATCAGGCAGTCGCTGTAAATGGCGTTCTTGGCTTCGTCATCGAGCGGCAGCGGGATTTCGGAGACTGCTTTGGCGCAGTACTCCATGCGCTGCATGACACGCTCTGAGGCGTGGCGACTGAAGGCCACCGCAGCAGGGTCTGGCTCTACTGCGCAACCAGATAGCAGCACGGCCAACAGAGCGAGTCTGTGCATGCTGCCTCCAGAAACGAAAAAGCCCCGGCACTAGGCCAGGGCTTCAAAGCGGTAAAACCGCATCATTAGCCGGAATACTACTCCTCTGGCTGCCACTGTCAAGCGCTGTTATGCAGCTTCGGCATACCGCTCTAGAGAGCCGTCAATCCATCCTGCGCCTACAGATACCAGCCTTTCCACCTTAGAGTGGTGCATGTCCATCAGCCTGCCAAGCTGGCGGTATGTCATTCCGGCATAACGGTAGTAATTCCACAGCGCCTGACCGCACTCCGGGTATCGCTCATAGAGCCGCGCAATGTGCCGGTCGATCACCATCGCCAGATCGTCACTGATCGCCGGAGACGGCCCCCCATGCATCTGCACGTTGTCGCGCATCAGGGCGTACTGGGGAGACACGTACCGGGGCACGCCGGCCTGAACACGCACCCAAATCCCCCACTGCATCAGCAAGTATTCGATGTCGAGTTGCTTCATGCTGCCCCCTTGAGCATGTCCGGAGAAATGATAAGGCGCCCCACCTCGCCGTATTGGCGGTGATAGGTGATCACCTTTGCGTCACGTCCGCTGATCCACCCTCCCCGACTGGCGTATGCGTCTGCTGCGGCCAGGGTCCGGTGCTGCTCCACGATCATCAGGTTGTTTTCCTTGATGTCGACGTGGTGCAGGTGGCCCATGTGTGCGTAGCTGTGCTTGGTTCGGCCGAAGACGTCGCGGAACTTGGCCACGAACACGTCCGATACGTTCGCCGGCTTGCGGCGGTGGCCGTGGTGGAAGTACAGGGCAGTCTGTCCGAACTCGTAGCAGTAGTAAGGGTCAGGGCTGCGGTCGACGGTGATGCGCGGCTCGTTCTCGTACAGCACTGAGAACCACTCGCGCAGCCAGACACTCGATGCCATGTCGTGGTTACCCTCGGCCATGAGCACGTGCACGCGCTGATGCTTGCTCAGCAGCATATCGATGACCTGGCGCAGCACGCGGATGGCTACCCTGACAAGTTTCTGAAACCGGGTGTCGGCGTCCAGCAAGTGCCCACTGGTGGGTGTGACAGCATCCAGGCCATCCCAATGCATAAGGTCGCCGAGCTGGGCAAAGACCGCTGTATCAGCATGCGGCGCCTGCTGAATTGCGCTGGCAAACCACGAAACTAGCAGATCCTCGGCCTTGCGCAGGTCGTAGTCATCGCCCCGTGTTTCCTCATGCCAGGCCAGCATGCCCAAGTGGTGGTCGGTGATCACGAAGCAGTTCAGCAGATCGGAGTTCCCGTGCGGCGGCTCAGCCATCAGTGACGCGCGGGGGATTTCCTCACCCATGGCCTGGATTGCCTCCTGCATCAGCGCCATCTGCCGCTCATGATCGATGCTGGACTTCACCCACTGCAGCTTTGGCTTGCCTTCGGCGTCATACAGCGTGGAGGTGCCTTTCAGGTGGAAGCCATCGGGCACCATCTTGTGCATGTCGTGCTCGGGGCTAAATCCACGCTTGGCCAGCAGCGCCTTACGACGCCACAGTGTTCTGCTGTCGATCCCCAGGTGCTCCGCTGCTGCCCTGCCGCTCATTGTCTGCAAGGCCTCGATGATCTGCTCGTCGGTCACCTTCCGCATGTCACTTCCCCCTCTGCCAGTGCCTTGCGTGCGGTTTCCTGCACAACCAGGCGCTTACCGAAGAACTCGACCTTTTCGGCGTCATAAAGCCCATCGGTGTAGCCGCGCTTGGCCAGGCCAAGGGTACGAGCTGCGGCGCGCCGCCAAAGCGCCTTGAACGCATTGCCCTCGGCATAGTTCATCCCCAACGCCTCGATGATGTCGTTACATTCAGCGGTGTAGGGATCGCCGCCAGAGGTTGGGTGCTGGATCGGTACTTGGTAGTAGCTGACGCTCCCACCGGTGTATTCCTCTACCGGAACGGAGCCGCATGCCGGCTTAACGTCTGCGCAACTGAGCTGATGTTCGTCCATCAGCCGCTCTCTTTGGCTCATCAGAACTCCTCCACTTGCCAGCCGCCGCCAGCCTTCTTTGATTGAGCCTTAACGGCCACGATTCGGAACGGGTACTGATCGGCCGCGACCTTGGTCTTGACCCGGGCGTCATCAGTCCAGAATCCTTTCACCTCGTGCAGCTCCATAACCCCGTCAGCGCGCATGACGGCGAAGTCAGGGGTGTAGAAGGTGTTGTCGGCCAGGCGCAGCTTGATACCTTCGAAGCGGTACCAAGCGATCTCACCTGTGAGCTGTTTGTGCTTCAGGTGAGCGTCATATGCTGCTTCTGTCTTGTTCATCTGGCCGGTCTTGAGACGACCAAGCGCTTGCATGGCGACCTTTGCGCGGGAGTTGGTCATGCCAACCACCAGTCGAGCGAGAACAGAAGCGCAGTGGCCGTACCGAGCTGGACAAATCCGAAAAACCGATCGATTGCCTTTTCGGAAAAGCACTCAGCAACCCCCACGATTTGCATCCAGGCGATTAGCAGATAACACAGCGCTTGGTAGGTCATGCTGGCTCATCCCCATCTTCAACGAACACGGCCGGCCCCATCTGCAGCTCAAAGGCCACGTCATGGAACATGCCTCGAATCAGCGGATCGATCAGGCCGAGGCCTTGGTACTTCTCGACGATCTGCCATAGCTCTTCGTTGGCCTGCTCGAGCAGAGCGAACTGGTTGGCCAGCCGATCAGGCTTCACGTTCAGCGGGGTGACGTTGCTCATGCGGCCTCCTTCAGCCCAAAGAGGGCCTGAATAGTCACTGGAACCTTGAAGCCCATCTGCTGGAGCTGGAGAGCGCATTCGGTCATCAGCTCGCGCTGGCTGCCGTAGCGCGCTTCAAAGCGGGCTTTGTAGGGGTGGACGGCGATTAGGCCGGCCAGGCCCGTGCCGTCTTGGTGATGACCTGCGCAAAGACTGAGCACAAGCCAGTGCGCGTTCGGCTTGGTGCGCCCGTCGACGTGATGGATTGAAACGTGGAAGTTTCGGGCGCCGAACTCCTTGAAGCAGGCGATGCAACCCACGTGCTGGCAGAGCATGTCGTGGTAGCGCTTCTGCGGGGCGCTGACTGTGCGGCCTTTCATTAGCGCCCACCCCACTGCCGCCTAGCTTTGGCAGCCCGCTTCTTCTCGCCCTTGCTGCGGCCACCGCCATGAAAAATATCGTCTGACGCAATGGACGGCATGAAGGGCGAACGCTCTAACATCAAAGGCTCTTGTATGACTACGTGCCTGAACTCACGTCCACCATGAGATGCTTTGCCATTACTTTCTTCCAGGGCCCTTAAAGCGGCAACGAGCAGACCAGAACCGCTACCGATGACGGCAATCCTTACGGTGCTCACGCCCTCACCTCCCTGCAAACGTCCATCACACCCTGGGCGTACTGCGCCGGCTGCTGCTTGGCGGTCGACTCCAGGTTGTCGAGAACTGTGATTAGCGGGCCGCGGTTGTCGAACATCGCCCGGGGCATGCCGATTACGGATTGCAGGCAGTCAATGGCGTGCATGCGGCCTTCTAGGCGTTGGTGGTTCATGCAGGCACCTCCTTCAGCCAATCACGGTGAAGGCGACGGTGCTTGATGTTTGAAACCGTTTGAGGCGACACACCGTAACGCGCTGCAATCTGCTTGTACGTACCGGAAGAAAGGTAGATTCCTATTGCGGATTCTCGGCTCACCTTGATGTTTGGGTGCCGCTCACCCTTAGGCATAAGACCGGTTGCAAAGCCATGAATGGCGTTCTCGCTGTGCGTCATCCACTCAAGGTTATCGGCATGGTTGTTAGCCTTATCGCCGTCTTTGTGGTTTACGTCGGACTTATGCTCTGGGTTAGGAATGAAAGCCGCAGCCACAACTCTGTGGACACGTTGATATGTTGGCTTATTTGCCCCATAAGCCCACATGGCTACATATCGATATCCGCTCTTGTGACGGGACTGGCGCATCTCTTTACGAGCACCGATCAGAGAAAAAATCTTGCCGCACTCAGAAACTTCATAGCGGCCTTCAAAACCGACAACTGGCTTAATGTTCATGCTGCAACTCCCCATACATCCAAGGTGTGGAAGCGGACTCCACGTTCTGCTCCAAATGCCTCCATGACGGTAAACATGTCTGCAAACCACCGCTTCGACTGCTTGCGGGTGGAGATTCCGAGGACGACGAAGCCCCCATTGAGGCCCGGAACAGCGCGCTGCTGCTCGACCGATGCGCTGAACACGTGCTTCCAGTCTGTCTCGTCCAGCTTCTGGCCGTACCACTCAACCTGGCGGCTGATGTCGCGCAACATGGCCCACATGCGACGGTTCTGAGCGTCGGTGCGGACTTCATCCTTGATGCACCAGGTCTTGCCGGCCTGCAGGTCGATGCGCTGCAGGATATGGATGGCGCGGGCGCGGTCTTGCTCGTTGCGCAGGGGGAAGGATGGGTTAGCCATGACACTCACCCCGCATCACCCTCCCGCAGAACTCCAGATACCCACACGCACCGATAGCCCATACCCAGCACAGGGCGCGGAAGGCGTAGTCGTAGAGGTCAGGCATTGGGGGCCTCCTGCGACATGGCGGCGTCGATGGAGGCGGCCTGAGATGGGTAATCACGGCTGCCAAGGCCATGGCCTGGCTTGACACCAGACAGCCGGCGCATCGCAGAAACCATACGGTCACCAAAGCCACAGTGCTGGGCGTGACCTAGTGAGTCAGTACGAAGCGTCTCAGCAGAAAGCGTGCACTGAACTAGCAGGCCTCTCATTGCCTCAAGCTCAGCCAAAGCGGCGTCGCGCTCGTCCTCGGCCTTGGTGATCCTGGCAGTCATCACGTCAGCGACATGCATACCCAGCTCTTTGGGCTTGGCGTCCTTGCGCACCCAGTCTGTCTTCTCCTGCCATTCCATGTAGGCGGCCTTGAAGCGCTCCAGACTTTCGCACTCCTCCAGCAGCGAGAGGACAACGTTTGGAGTAGCTTCGGCAACGAAGTCAGCCCACTCATCAACCATCATCCGCTTCAGCCGCTCGGCATCCAGCCAGCCCATTTCGTTTTCGGATGCATCGTGCGCCAGCCTGCGCAGCTCGGCCTTGTTTGGTCTTGCTGCAGGCTTTAGGACTTCGCCAACGCCCGCTTCGCCGTGGCTGGAAACAGCGCCTACAGGGCCGCCCACATAGTCAATAGGGGTCTTGTCAGCCATGGCTCACCCCCACACGCTCGTAAACGTCGCCAACGCGGCGCAGGCCTGGGATGCTCTGCTCGATCAGCATGCCCTCGACTACGGTCGCGCTACGGCCACCGCAGGCGATGCAAAGCGGGTCGCGGCAGGAAACGCGCCAGCCGCCAGACAGCAGCTTGTCGAGGTGCTTGCGCAGGCCGATCAGCTTGCGCTGGTTCTCATGCAGTGCCCGGTAAGCGCTGATCGCCCGACTGATCGAACCGACCGCCGACCAGAACAGGAAAACCGGTTCATGCGCTGTCTTCATCTGGTCCGCCTTGAGATGCTGCGCGAACTGCTTACCGTCCCAGTCCGCAACAATCAGCCAGCCGCCTTCGTGGCGCTCGCAGTGCCATTTGGTGTTCACAGTGCTTGCTCCTTGAGGGACTCTGCCCCCAGCGATTGCCGGCGTGGGCCGGTCTTTTTCGGGGCCTCGTCGAGAGGCAAAATCCAGGACTTGCTAGCAGGATCTGGAGCGTTGAACGCGCCACCGTCAACGCGCTGAAATCGGCGCGTTTCACGACCAATACGAACGATAAAAAGGCGGGGCTTGATGTCGGCGATTCGGCCCGTCACGTCGCCTGTATGCCGAGTAACGCGCACGGTCTGACCGACGATCAGCGATGCCAGGAACTCTTGGGTAGGACGCTCGTTCATGCTGCGTCCTCCATCTCAGTACCCATGATCTGCAGGTGGTTCTCGCAGATCGCCTGAGCTTCCTTGGCGTCGTCGCACACGCGGCCGATGAAGTCGCCGTGAACGCTCGCGCGGTACTTGGCCTGGTCACCGACCATGAACTTGGCGACCTTGTACGGCGGGTTGCTGTCGCTCACGGCGAGGCAGTCAGAGCGTTTGGCCCATTTCATTGGATGGCACCCCGTTCAGAATCCCAGTCGAACACGACCAGCTTTCCGCCGTTCTCGCGCAGGCGATCCATCACGCGGTCGCCTAGGTAGGTCGGCAGATCGTCCTTGCCACGGTTAGAGATCAGCACCGTCGGCTTCATCGCCTCATACCGGCCATTGATCAGCTCGAACATCACAGTGCGTTCGAACTCGGTGGAGTTCTGAACGCCAACCTCGTCCAGGATCAACAGATCAGGCGCCTGGAACAGCTGGTAGGCCTGCGCTTCGGTGTGGTCGCTATCACGGTCGAAAGAGGCCTTCACGTGACGGATGACAGAGCTTGCGGTGACGTAGAGAGCGGCCATGCCAAACTCGCGCATGACGTGATTGCCGATAGCGGCGGCCAGATGGGTCTTGCCGGTGCCAACGTTGCCCAGGAGCAAGAGGCAACGCCCCTGCTTGGCGTGAGCCAGGAAGTTTTCGGCGTAGTCGCCGCATACACGCAGAGCGCGCTTCTGCTCTGCTGTGACGGCTCGGTAACCGCTCAAGGTGCGGTCAGCAAAGCGCGGCGGGATGCAGGCACGCCCAACACGCAGTTCAATCGACCGCTTGGCGTTGTCGCGCATCAGCTCTTCCTGGCTGGCGCGGATATCGGCCTCGCGCTTCTCGTCCATGCACTTCTGGCAGCCAACCCAGGCGGCCGGACGAGACTTGCCAAGGCCCATCAGGTTATCGGTGTAGGGGCCATGGGCTGCACAGGTGCGTTGCTCGCTCTTGAGCACAGTGCCCAAGCCGCCCATGAGGCTGATGATTTCAGATGGGGTATGAGCCGTCATCGTTCTGCTCCCCTAGGTTTGCGCGGTGATTGATCTGGTTGAGTCCGGTGTGGCGGCTTTCGGTCTTCGTGGGCTTTGCTGTCACGGAGTCAGGGAAAAGCCCCTGCCAACCGTTAGCGATGGATTTCTCAAGAACGGCGTCAGGGTTTGCGCAGTCAGCCAGCATGTGGGCCTGCGCCTCACAGGTGGTTTCCTTCAGCGGCTTGCCGAGCTCCTTGCGGCACTTGACCCAGCGAGCCCAAACACTTGGCGTCACGTTTTGCGGGCAAGCGGTCAGCGGATCGAACTTGGCCAACGGCTTCGATGGTTTTTCAGGCTTGGAAGGTTTCCCATCACCGACCGTTGCGGCAGCTCCGGTTTCCCCCTCGGGGGGTAAGGGGGGTTCTTGCTCTTGATCTTTAATCTTCTCTACATCTTCTCTAGGTAACGCATAGCTAACGGTTGGAGCGTTACCTTTGTCGTTACCTCTTGCGTTAGCTGCCTTGTGGTTTGCTACGCGCTTTGCCGTGAGAAGCCGATTCTTCGCGGTCTTGCCGTTGTGGCGCTCGAATCGGGGCAGACTTATCACGCCGTCCTCCTCGATCATCCAGCCAACGACTTTCATGTGCTCGCAGAAACCGGTAACGCCTACCAGTCGATCCAGTAACTTCTTGCTAACGCTCGGAGCGTTACCGTTTTCTGTCTGCTGATCGAACCAGCCCCACACGCGCAGAAGCTTCCCGACCACTGCGTCGAGGTCGATATCTGCAAGGTCGGCGATCTGACACACCTCTGGTTTATCCAGAGTGGTCAGTTCGAACTTGATCCAATCGCCGGCCATTTCAGGCGCCCTGCACTTCGGAGGACGCCATGACCGACTCTGCGGCAGAGGCCAGGGACTCAGCCTTCGCAGAGAGAGCGCGCAGCCCGCCAATCAGGCTTGGCAGATGCTCGGCGTCTTGCTCGTTGATAACGAGGTCGTCAAAGACCTTAGCGCCAAGGCCGGCAACCTCGCCCATGCGCCCCATGAGGCCCGAGAAGACCTTCATAGGGCCCATGCCTTCGACGCCTACAGCGCGCACAGCGAGAAGCCCGTAACGCCCCGCCAGCTCGATCAGGCAGCGCTCGCGCCAATCAGGCAGCAGAGATTCAACCCAGGCCTCTTCGATCCAAGACGGAAACTCTACGGTGTCGCCATTCAGCCAGCGCTGAACGCGCTTCAGCCATGCGCCTGCAATGCGGGAATAGGTCTGGTGATCGGCCGTCTGTGTCAGCAAGTCCAGATCAGGCACGTCCTTAGACTTGGCCTTATCCGGCGCCATGACCCACAGAGCACGGCTCAGCGACTCGGCAAAGTCGTCCTTGCTCATGCTGGTGCGACTCAGCATGTCCGATGCGTGAGCGATCAGGACTGCGTCGCGGGTGGTGCTGTGAGGTTGCTGTCTGGAAATGGACATTTCTCGTTGGCCTCCCCGGCCATAACCTGTCATCACTCGATCAGCCGACAGGTAATCCCCATGCAACCGACCATCGAAACTCTCCAGGGCGAACTGCTTGCCCTTCGCTGCCACATCGCTGCGCTCATGGAGCTGCAGCCTCTTCAATCTCAGTTGCGGTTCCTGGCTAAGCTGGAATCCGCCTGCTTACTGGTCCGTCCGTGCCAGCGCGGTGCTCGGCAGGACGGGTTTGATCAGGTGGTCACTTCGCTTGCTGCTAAGCGGCAGCCTTCTTCTTCGCCTTGCTGAGGCCCGCGTGCATCTCGTCGATTGCAGTACCGACCGAGTAGCGCGGGTTCACGATGGCGCCGGTAAGAACGCGGTAGATAGTGGAGGTGTCGCAGCCAGCAGCCTCGGCGATGGCCTTGTAGGTGCGGCCAGCGTCGAGCAGCGCTTGGATTTTTTGGGCCATGGTGGGCGTGGTCATGTGCATTCTCCCGGTGGGTTATGCACAGTGTATGCATCTGCGCATATCTGTCAACGCATAAACGGAGTATTCCCCTATGCACCCACGGAAGGCACGATTGCGGATATGCAAAGACCTACTATTCACACCGTCCTTGGGCATCTGATTAAGAGCCAAGGCATCACTCCTACAGCCCTGAGCAGGCTGACCGGCGTTAGTCAGTCGACGATTTCGCGCATCCTCAATCGCAAGATCGAAAAGCCGACCGACGATCAGGTCAGCAAGCTGGCGGACTACTTCCACATCACCACCGATCAGTTGCGCGGGCGGCAGTCAATCGACAACCTGATCCTCGTGTCGCAGGAAGAACACAGGGCCTTGCATGGCGAGCCTGAAGCCGTCATGGATGGCCCGGTTGACGTGTGGGATGACTCGACGCCGCTGCCTGACGACGAAGTGCTTGTGCCATTCCTCAAGGAGGTTGAATTGGCGGCAGGAAGCGGGCGCGCATGCGTGGAGGTCAATTCAAGGCGCAAGCTGCGCTTCGGGAAGTACACGCTGAAGAACCAGGGCGTGGACCCAGATAACGCCAGGTGCGTGACGATCACGGGCAACAGCATGGAGCCGGTGTTGCGCAATGGCGCCACTGTCGGCGTGGACGTGGGCAATACGCGCATCGTCGACGGCGACCTGTATGCCATCAACCACTACGGCCAGCTGCGCGTAAAACAGGCTTATCGTCTGCCTGGCGGCGGGATCAGGCTGCGCAGCTTCAACCGTGACGAGCACCCTGACGAGGAATACACCGCCCAGGATATGCAGGACCAGGAGATATCTGTGATCGGCCGGGTATTCTGGGGTGCGATGTTCTTCTGATAACCACTGACAAGGAGGTCGCTATGCGCGCCGCCGTCATCGCCACAGCCATCGCGCTTTCCCTTTCTGGATGCGCCGCATCGGTCAAAAAGAGCAATCATGAGCCGCTATCGGTCTACGCAGACGCCAAGCAGGAGATCATCTTCAGCGTGAGCGGCAGCCAGTGGGTGCAGAGCAACCCGGAATGGCTGAAATTCAGGGCTGCATGGCTAACCGCGATGCGCTCAGAGGCGACCCGCGCAGGCATAAAGTATTCCGACATCGGCAAGGCCAAAAGGCTCGCGCCATACCCGGCAACGGTGGTCGCAGTTGATGTTTCGAACTTCCGGTATGTCAGCACGGATGAGCGATACGGGCTTGGCGTCATGATCGGAAACGCATGGGTGAACTCCAAAGCGACGTTCAGTGACTGGCAAACCGGCGAGCAATACGCAGAGCGCACATACGACACATCATCCAGCGCTTGGGAAGGCGTCTTCTCGGCGATGACCAAAGAGCAGATTCAGGCCATCTCGCACGAGATAGTTGCCGAAATCACAGCGGCGTCTGGCAAGCAGCGATATCGGCAACCCCATGACGCCGCCAGGCAAGTAGAGATGTCGCGAGAAGAACGGATAAGAGCCCTTCAGGCTGAAAAGGGTCTGTCCTACGAAGAGTACCAGCGCCGCTACCGGCAGATCATGGCCGACTGACCAGGCCTGAGCCGCACACAAGATCCCGCCCCGAGCGGGATTTTTTTCGCCTGCATTTTCTCATGCATAAATTTTTGCATCCATGCATTGACATGCATATGCGCTGATGCATAATTAACCCCAAGCCAGCCACAACTGGCCAAGGCGAAAGCCACACAAGCCGGACGCACCGGAACGCAGCTAGCAGCGAATGCAGCCCAGGCCCCGCAAGGCGAAGCATCAAGCGGGATCGACCTGGAGGAAAGAGGGAAGCGAAGACTTCCGGTTCTTTGACATACGAGATAGCCCCGCAAGAAGCCAGTAGCTGCGCGGGGCGAGCAAGACAGATTTCCTCGATGCCATTCGCAAGAGTGGCATCAGGGAAGTCAACCAAACGAGGAAGCAACGATGACCCGTAGTGAATACGACGAGATGGAAGCAACTGCAAACGTAGCAATGGCTGGCCTGCTGGCTGGCGATGAAGGCTGGGCTGCAAATCCTCAGCACTTGGCTGTGAAGGCATTCGACATTGCTGAGGCTTTCACTGCTGAGAAGAAGAAACGCATCGGCGAGCGGCCGGAGTGGAACGACTGAACATTGCTGGCCTTGGCAACAGGGCCATCACCAATGCGCGCTTAGGGTTCGCATCGGTGATCAACGGGAGAACGACATGGCAGCGCATCCAGACAGCCCGAACGGCTGCTTTGCTCGGCACGGGTACAGGATTGAGAAATGCCCTAATCCGAAAGGCGAGCTTAAGTGGCGTCGGATCTACAACCCAGCAGGCGAAGTCGTGCTGTACGCGGTTGGTTACGACGCGGAAATGCAGTTCTGCAAAGACAACGGTTTACTCACGGCCACGCCTCTCGAAGAAGCTCAAATTGGCCACCCGTGCCGGCCGGTAAATGCCGGCGACCTTTAACGCCGTAGGGCAATAGGAGATAGAGATGGCTAGCTTTGAAATTGGTAAGTCCTACAAACCTGTATACCCTGATTCTTTCTTCTCGGCAGATAGCTGGCTTTCCCTTATCGGAGAGTCCTTTGTTTGCCATGCAATCGACGAAAGTGGCGACTGCTGGTCCATGGACGTTACTTTTAAAGGAGACACGTGCATGGATGGCGAGGGCTGGTGCACTGCCAGTCCCGAGGATCTTGAAGACGGCAGAGTTATAGCCATCTAACCCACCGCCCTGCCTAGCAGGGCAGATGGCATCGGTGATGGATGAATGCGTTGCCAGCTGGCGGCGTGAATCGCTGGGTCGCGGCACTGCGGCCGGTAGCAGGGGATAAGCGCCGGCCATCCATCAACCGATGTCATCTACCGCATCACCCTCCCTTGCCGGTTCACACGCCGGCCTTTTTGCCGGTTAGCCGGCTCCCCCTTCCCCCTCTCCACGCACACATAGCGAGGATTGATCATGTCCGACCACTTTACCGCCGTGTTCCGCGTCATGGACAAGGCAAAGTTTGGGAAGTTCTTTGCGCAGATCACTAGCGCTTTTGCTGGTGAGACGCAGATTGAAGGCGCCGAGGTTACTGGCGTTGGCTGGTGCGACGCGATGACCGAAAGCGATTTGCTGCGCGACTGGGTAGACAACAACGGCGGCGACAGCGACGCCGTGATGCGGGGTGAAACATGAGCGCAGCCCTAGACCTACTCCAGTGGCGCCACGATATGGCCGAGCCGGAGTGCGACACGAAGTTCATCGACACGACCGAGGGCCAGAACTGGCTGGCCGGCGCAGTCGATGACCTGATCGAAGACACGCTGTATGTCGCCGGCAAGCGCGTGTCCGAGCAGGTCATGCAGCTTGAGAGCGCCCTGGCCGAGCACGTAGCAGCCAAATACAGCGCTGGCGAGGATTACGACGGAGCGCTTGGACAGGTGCTGCGCAACGTCCTGGCAGGCGATATCGACAAAGCATCCGGCGCCCTTCGGTTGCTGGTCAGTAAAGACGAAGTACGCAGCATGGCTGAGGGCCTGGTTAGGCCGCTGGCTCAGCAGTATGCGGATAGCTTGGAGGATGATGAAAATGGATAGGGAAATGGAGTCATTCACATGCTCATGGTGCGGAGTAATTTTTGAGGCTCTTCCAAAACGGATAAAGCAGGTCGGAAAGCGTTGCTATGAATGCGTAAGAAAGCGCGAATCAGATTGGCGGAGAAAACGTAAGGAATCTGGAAACCCAGTTATTTCAACAAAGATGCCACGCGAGTATCACCGCCAATATGAAGCCCGATACTTTAAAAGCGATGAAAACCGAATCCGTCGGAATGGATTAGCCAAGAAATATCGAGATGATCCTGATCTAAAGGCTAGGCACGAGGCTAGATGGAAAGTTAGAAGAGCCATAGCAAGCGGAAAGCTTATTCGTATGCCATGCGAATCTTGCGGAAATCCAGATACTCAAGGTCATCACGATGACTACAACAAACCTCTTGACGTTAGGTGGCTTTGTGTTCGTTGCCACAATGAGTGGCATGCGTATAACACGCCAATTTATCCAAATGCCAAGGCAAGGAGCCAATCATGACTGACTTCATGGAGCGACTGCGCAGAAAGGCGCTGATGGCTAAGCCATGCCCGTTTTGCGGTAGCCGGCCACGGTTCCGATTTGATATCGCAGCCGAACCAACAAGTGTCGGCCACTACGCCATCCGACATAAGTGCTGCAGCGTGACGCAGCTAGGACAGACAGAGTTGTTTTTCCACAGCAAGCCAGCAGTCGGCACCTTCAAAAGCATGGCTTACCGCCTGCTGCGCGACTGGAACAGGCGGGAGGCCCGCCAACCATGACCAAGCCCACTTCGATCTACGAACAGTGCGCGAAGGTGGCCATAGACAGGCTGGCGTTTTCGCGTTTGCCCATGGGAGAGCTTGACCCGGTTATCGGCTTCATTGCCGCTGGCTGCCCTGCCTACTACGACGCAGAACGGCGCGACTCACTCCTGAGCCTTGCCCGCCACTGCGCCAACAAACAGCGGCAGAGACTGCGCGATGCGCAGGAGATTGGGAGGAAGACAGCATGACCCTAACCCATCGATCCGCTCTGGCCCTTTCACTAAGCCTGGCAGCAAGCGCTCAAGCATGGGCTCCCGCGCTGAGTTATCCAGCGCCCAAGCACAGCAGCAACCACCGCGCAAAGAAGCCAGTCAAGAAGGCCCGCAAAGCTCAGCGCGAAGCGCGCCGCAAGTCACGGAGGAAGCCATGACCATCACGCTCCGCTTACCGAAGCCCGCCTCGATCATCGCCGCGGGCTTTTTTGTGGCCTGCTTCCTGGGCTCTATCTGGATTTTTGCGTCGGCGATGGCCGAGATGGTGAAGCCATGATTGGACTCAAGATTGCCCTTTCCGGGCTTGTGGTTTTCCTCTTCTCAATTTGGATGTTCAGCATTGCGAGAAAGCCGCCAGAGAACAGGCGCTTTGGCGGACTCATGGTGCTACTTGCCATGGTTTCCTTGCCGGCAATCCCTATCGGCCTATTGCTGGCGATATGGCTATGAGTCCCCGCCGCCACCGCCGCCACGCCATCTACGGCAGCGTATTCAGCTTTATCTGCTTCTTCACTATCGTCATCGGCGCATTGGGCGCTGTTGATTGGATTGCGGGGTAGATCATGAGTGAATGGATTAAGTGCAGCGACAGGCTGCCAGAGAAAGGTCGATACATTGTGTGCGCCGACACTGATGACGGCCCCGAAGTGTGCGAAATGGCCTGGAACGGACGCGCCTGGATTTACGAGGGAGAGCCGACGTATGCGCACGGCTTCTACATTGAAGCCACGCACTGGCAGCACCTCCCACCTCCCCCGCAAGACTAGCCCGCACCGTTTACGGGGATGCACTCGAAAGCTTATCGAGCCGCGAGGCCTAACGGCGGCAGCTAGAAGCTGTGCGGCAAAGCCTGGTCAGCTCAGGCCATCCCCACCCTACACATCACCCTCGCCAGGAGGGCCGGTAGCCCGGATAGCCTGGCCGGGATCAGCCGGCAGTGCCCGTGAGTTAACACCGGCAGCGCGAGCAGGTAGCACCTCCAAGCGAAACCCTTGCGCTTGTGATCGCGCCGAATAGCCCGCGTTAAGGGCTCACCAATTCACAACTGGAGTCAGCCATGAATGATCCTGACGCCGGCAAGTACCAGAAGCGCTTCATGCGCGAGTTCAAGGCGGCACAGCAAGCACTGGCCGGACGAGACGGCGAACTGCAGTGGTCAACCCACGATTGGCAGTGCTTCACGTACCGCGAGCCAGGCGTGTCGCTGGTTTTCTATCCGCATCGCGGGCCAAGCAGCCGACTGCAATGGGTTCGCGTGCGCAACCAGGGCAGCAAGTCAGCAGAAGCCTTGAGCGAAGTCCTGGCCATCCTGGCTGATAAAGCCGACATCCGAACCAAGTAACACCTCCCCCTCTCCCACAACATCACCAGCGCCCTGGAGGGCGAAGCTATGTCCACCGCATTGACGCCGTTACTCAACAAGTTCGCCCAGCGCTACGAGATGGGCGCCACCCCGGCAGAAGTCGCCAACACCCTCAAGCAAACCTGCTTCAAGGGCCAGGTTAGTGACGCGCAGATGGTCGCGCTGCTGATCGTTGCTGATCAGTACAAGCTGAACCCGTTCACCAAGGAGCTTTACGCATTCCCGGACAAGAACAACGGCATCGTGCCGGTGGTCGGCTTGGACGGCTGGTCGCGCATCATCAACGAGCACCCGCAGTTCGACGGCATGGACTTCGAGATGCCGGCCGATGGCAGCGAGTACACATGCCGGATCTACCGGAAAGACCGCAAGCACCCGACCAGCATCACCGAGTACATGTCCGAGTGTAAGCGCAACACCCAGCCGTGGCAGTCTCACCCGAAGCGCATGCTGCGACACAAGGCCATGATCCAGTGCGCCCGCCTGGCGTTCGGCTTTGCCGGCATCTACGACCAGGACGAGGCCGAGCGCATCGTCGAGCGCGACGTTACCCCGGGCGAGCCAGTCGAAGACGTGACCGAGGCGCTGTCGCTGATCAATGCGGCGCCGACCATGGAAGACCTGCAGGCTGCTTTCGCCGACGCCTGGAAGACCTACAAGTCGAAGGGCGCCCGCGACCAACTGACCACCGCCAAGGACGAGCGCAAGAAGTTCCTGATGGATCAAGCCGTAGATGCCGAATTTGAAGAGGTGCCAGATGGAACAGCGCAGTGATGAATGGTTCGCCGCCAGGCTGGGCAAGGTAACGGCCAGCAAGGTGAAAGACGTAATGGCAAAGGGGCGCGGCGGCGCCCCTTCTGCTACCCGCCAGAACTACATGATGCAGCTGCTGTGCGAGCGCCTGACCGGACGGCGTGAAGAGGGCTTTACCAGTGCCGCCATGCAGCGCGGCACCGACCTTGAGCCAATCGCCCGCTCTGCCTACGAGTTCAGCGCCGGGGTCATGACGGTAGAGACTGGCCTGATCGACCACCCGAGCATCGCCGGCTTCGCAGCCTCGCCAGACGGAATCGTTGGCAGTGACGGCCTGCTCGAGATCAAGTGCCCGAACACGGCGCAGCACATCGCCGTTATCCAGTCCGGCGCGCATGACTCGGCCTACGAATGGCAGATGCTGGCTCAAATGGCCTGCAGCGGTCGCGAGTGGGTCGACTTCGTAAGTTTCGACGACCGTCTGCCGGAAGAGCTGCAATACGCCTGCTTCCGCTTCCACCGCGACGAAAAACGCATCCGCGAGATGGAAGCCGAGGTGAAGCACTTCCTTGAAGAATTGGCAGCCCTGGAGCGCGAAATGCGCGAACGCATGGCCGCCTAACGAACCCCGCCACCACGACACGGGGCGCCACCGGCAACGCTTGGAGCTGCGCCGTAACGACAGGCTGGCCACCTGGGCATTCGGCCATCTAATTCGAGGTATCCGACATGTACACAGCAAACCATCACCTGGCCACGCAAAACCTGCCGACCGTCCAGAGCTGTGCGGAGAACCGCGCCTGGCTTGAGCAGGCCATGGCCGAGTTCGAGCAGCGCGGCGGCGTTATCCAGCAATGCGCTATCCGCGTCGGCGGGGACGTTGGCGGTAAGTGGAACGGCGCCGGGGCGATTGTGCTGAGCAACGAAGATCGCACGAAAGACGCAGAAGACGCACAGCGCATTCGAGTGCTCGCCGACAAGGGAGCCGGCATCACGGCGATCAAGTATCACCTCAAGATCGACCTGCGCCGCATCAAGCGGCTGGCTCAGGCCTACGGCATCAGGATCGACAGCAAGCGCGGCGCCACTGGAAGCAAGGGGCCAAACGAGGCGAACCGCAAGGCCACCGCAGAGCGAGGCCGCAAGCACCGCCAGGAACTGGCACGCCAGGCCTGGCCGATGATCGAGGCTGGCGACTCCATGAATACCATCACCAGGGCGCTCGGTTGCAGCAAGGCGACCCTGGCGCGAGCAATCGAGGAAAACGGCCATGTCGCCCATTGAGCTATTCGAACACCAGCGCCACCTGAGCGCAGCCATGCACGACCTGGAATCGCGCCTCAAGGACATGGACGAAGTGACCCGCCAGCGCGCCCACAAGACCATCGACAACCTCGAACGCGAACACGCCAGAGCCGTCGAGATGGCATCTACCGGGATCATCCAGTGACCATCTACTGCCGCACTACCTGGGCGCCCGTTCCGTGCGGGTGCCATAGGTGCACACCAATAACGAGGTGAGAATGAGCTATCAGGATTTTGTATCGCGCAAGCTCGAAACACTTGCACCATCTGGCCTTACCGAGCCTTTTAACCTTCCTGATTCGCTGTTCAACATGCAGCGCGATCTTGTTGCATGGGCATTGCGCCGAGGCCGCTCTGCGATTTTTGCTGACACCGGGCTTGGCAAGAGCCGCATGCAGGTTGCATGGGCTGACGAAGTGGCACGCCGCACGGGTGGCGATGTGATGATCCTGGCCCCGCTGGCGGTAGCCGCGCAGACGGTGGCCGAGGGCAAGAGCATTGGAGTGCAGATCACGCACTGCCGCGAGCCGGAGGACGTTCGCCCTGGCATCAACATCGTCAACTACGACCGCATCCACAAGTTTGACTGCTCGCGCTTTGTCGGGGTCGTCCTCGACGAATCGTCTGTCATCAAGCATCACACCGCTAAGACGTTCGATCAGCTCGTGCAGGCGTTCGGCAGCACGCCGTATCGGCTTTGCGCGACAGCAACGCCGGCGCCGAATGACTGGACCGAGCTTGGCACGCACGCCGAGTTCCTTGGCGTCTGCACTCGTTCGGAAATGCTCGCCGAGTTCTTCGTCCACGATGGAGGCGAGACGCAGACATGGCGACTCAAAGGCCATGCACGGCACATGTTCTGGCGCTGGGTAAGCCAGTGGGGCGCATGTGTCCGCAAGCCATCTGATCTTGGATACGACGACAGCGCCTATCGCCTGCCGCCGCTGCACGAAACTGAGCATCTGGTGGATGTGGATGACGGCAACCTGATCGAGGACGGGATGCTGTTCGCGCTGGAGGCAAGCAGCCTGATGGAGCGCCGCGCGGCCAGAAAGGAAAGCATGGAGGCCCGCGTGCAGGCTTGCGCTGACCTGATCAACGCAGACGACGAGTTCTGGATTGTGTGGGGTGAGTACAACGCCGAGACGGAAATGCTCGTGAAGATGATCCCCGGTGCGGTCGAGATTGCCGGATCGCATACGGCGGACCAGAAAGAACAGCGCCTCGCCGACTTCGCGGCTGGGAAGATCAGGGTTCTCGTCAGTAAGCCGTCTATCTGCGGATGGGGCCTCAACTGGCAACACTGCGCCCGCATGGCATTCGTCGGGGTATCCGATTCCTTTGAGTCCTACTACCAGGCCGTCAGACGCTGCTACCGATTCGGCCAAAAGCGCGAGGTGCAGGTTCACCTGTTCAGCAGCCAGCTGGAAGGCGCAGTGCTAGCCAACCTGCGCCGCAAGCAATACGACGCTATCGCAATGGGCGAAGCGCTCGCCACCGAAACGGCTGAGGCCGTCCGCGCCGCCATCTGCGGCACCAAACGACAGACCAATGACTACATCGCCGCGCGCAAGGTGAAAGCGCCCGCGTGGCTCAGGAGTGAAGCCGCATGAATTGCATCAGCCAAGTTGACCGTCCAGACAGCACGCTTTTCAACGGGGATTGCGTCGAGGTAATCGCCGGCCTGCCGGAGAACAGCGTGGACTATTCGATTTTTAGCCCGCCGTTCTCCAGCCTGTACACGTACAGCAACAGCCCCCGCGACATGGGCAACAGCCGCACGGACGCTGAGTTTTTCGAGCACTTCGATCATCTGGTAAGGGAGCTTGCCCGAGTCATTAAGCCCGGCCACAACGTCAGCTTCCACTGCATGCAGCTGCCGACCAGCAAGGAGCGCGACGGATATATCGGACTGAAAGACTTCCGCGGCGACCTGATCAAGGCCTTCCAGAAACACGGATTCATCTACGCCAGCGAGGTCTGCATCTGGAAAGACCCTGTGACAGCAATGCAGCGAACCAAGGCGCTAGGCCTGCTGCACAAAACCATCCGCAGCAACGCCACCATGAGCCGGCAAGGCATCGCGGACTACCTCGTGACCATGCGCAAGCCCGGCGAGGTGATGGACAAGGTGGAGCACGACGATCTGCCGGTTGACGAGTGGCAGCGCCTAGCCAGCCCGGTATGGATGGATATCAACCCAAACGACACGCTCCAGTTCCGCAGCGCCCGCGAGCACGACGACGAGCGCCACATCTGCCCTTTGCAACTGGACGTGATCCGTCGCGGCATACGCCTGTGGACGAAGCCTGGCGACGTAGTTCTAACCCCGTTTCTCGGAATCGGCAGCGAGGCCTACTGCGCCGTTGAAATGGGACGCAAGGCAGTGGGCGTTGAGCTGAAAAAGAGCTATTTCGATCAGGCCGTCAAGAACCTGGACGCGCTCGCGGCTCAGCACGACATGTTTGCGACCGCCTAGTCATACCCCGCCTGCATCGATCCCCATCCAGCTAACCAGCGGCGCCCGCCGCTTGGAGTTTCCCGTGAACAACTACACCGATCCCGGATTTCCGGAGAACTCGGCGCATTACCGCGCCGGCAGAAAGGCGCGGGAAGAAGGCGCGCCGTATACATCGTGCCCGTTTGGCATTGCTCGGTTGTTCGAGCGCTGCCTGTGGTGCGCGGGTTTCAACGACAGGGATATGGAGCTGAACGCATGAACGGCATGACCGAGAGCGCTGCTGTGCGGCGCATCAATGCGCAGTGCGCGGTTGCGCTGCACGTACCGACGAATCACCGGTACCGAATCGTGATGCTGATCGAGGGCGTAGGCGTGGAACTGGAAGACATGGAGCGCCGCGAGCGCCACGTCACCTGGGCGGACTGGAACAACCCGAATATCTGGAGTACGACATGAGCGAGATGAACAAAGATGTGGACCTGCGAAAAATCGTCACCGACGCACTCGTGAGCATGGTTTCAGGCGTCACTGGGCTGGTGCCGCCCTCCGGGCCTGGCGCGATCCCAGACTTCATCCAGGCGCCAATCGACCGGGCGGTGGAGAAGATCAGCGCCAGCCTGCCGGTGGGTGTGCCGGATGGGTGGAAGCTGGTTCCGGTTGAACCTGGCGTCGAACTGCTAACCGCTATGTCTCTGGCACTTGGCATGCACCCGCTTGGCGATGGAGCGGACGGCAGCTATCCAATCACTGGTGCGCAATCAACCGTTATGCAGTGCTATCGCGCCATGATCGCCGCCGCCCCAACCGTCAAGGCTGAGCAGCCTGACATGGCGGAGGCGTATGTCGGTGCGCGCGAGGATCTGGCCATCTGGAAGCGGCGCGCGCTGGAAGCCGAGCAAAAGGTGTGGCATCAGGAACAGGTCATCGACCAACTGACGCTTGAGGCGCAGGGCGAAACTCGATTCGGGGAACCATCAATTCCGTCCGCCGAGCCGGTGGCCGTGATCGAATACGCCGGCTATGACCCTGCGAATTCGATTAAGTGGCTGAACAAGGGGCTGCAGTACTTGGAGCCGGGGACGCTTCTGTACGCACAAGCCCACTCCCTGCCGGCTGCTGGATCGGCTGTGGAAGAGGTGGAGGTGGTTGGTTACAGATTCTTCCACGTAGACCACGGGTACATTTTCCGTCGCACGCACATTTACGAGGGGAATCCGAGTCTTGAGGCGCACAGTCTCATGACCGTCGCCCAGTGCGAGCGCATCGTCGCCTCCCTTTCCGCCCAGCAGTCCGCGCCCGAGCGGGTGAGCGTGCCGCGTGAGTTGCTGGAGCGTATCCGAGACTGCGCCGACGCAGAGATTGCCGTTTTCCGAGACGACAACAACGGCCCAGGTGAATGGATGTGCCCGGCATGCGAGGGCTACAGCAACGGAACCTGGAGAGACGGAAAGTTGCAACCGTTTCCAGGCATCGCGCACGCGGATGACTGCTGGCTGGAGCAACTCCGCGCCCTGCTCAATGGGGGTGGCGTATGAGCCCTGAATACCTGTGCGAGCTGGCCGACATCGCCGACCCGGAGCAGCTATGGCGCATCAATCCGTTCGACCAGCAGAAGCTGGAGCCAATCGAGCGTTATCGGCTGGATACCGGCGTAGCGCTTCGCCGGTACGCCGAGATTGTCAGACAACTGGAGTCGCTGCTGGGTACTGGCAACAGCCTTGTTCTGACTCCGCTATCTCGACACGGGAAAGCCTGGATGACCATTCCAGCGCCGGACAGCCACAAGCGGCTACTGGAGGCGCGGGCAAACCGCCCCGCCGCTGCCGCCGAAGAAGGAGAGGTGTGATGAACAGTCTCCACAAAATCATGGTCATCGGCGCCGGTCTCGGGCTTCACGGCCAAATTGCCGCGCTGTTCCCCGAGCAGAAACCCGAAAAGGCGCTCACGGAGCAAGACAAGATCGCGCTCCAAAAGGCCGATGCAAAACGTCAGCGCAGAGCGCAACGCAATCAGCGCGCAGCAGGTGAATAGAATGAATGAGCAAATGAAATCAAGCGTCACGGCAGCGCTGGCCATGCAGATACTGGACGATCTGGCAAATCGTACTCCGCTGCGCCGTATGGATAGCCTGTGCGAGCAGCAGAAGCAGGTAGGCTCAGCGAAGCTGGCCGAACATCTGGAGAGGGCTGGCGATCAGATCGCCGGCTACGCCTACAGTCTGCGCCGTCACTTCGACGCGCTGCGCGCAGAGGCCGAGGCGCTGCGGGCTGAGAATGGGCGGCTGAAGCGCGAAGCCAAGAACGATGCCATAGCGTACAAAGCTGTTATCGAGCGACAGAATCAACTGCGAGAGGAGCGCGACAGCTTCCAGCGTGAAGGAATCCGCGCCATGGAAGAGCTGGAGGCGGCGCGGGGATTGCTGCGTGAGGTGGAATTGCTGGCCGAAGCCAGAGAGCACGGGTATGCCGAGCGAAAGCATGGAGACGTACTCAACTACCGCTGCGCCAATGCTGTGGTGGAGATGCTGCCGCGTATCCAGGACTTCCTCACCGCCACCCCGCAGCCAGGCCCTGACTTGCGGGGGCTGGCGTCCTTCGCTATGGAGCTGATCGACGGTGCCTGGAAAGGCGGCAGCTTCGACGGCGGCGACATTCAAGAGGCCGGCGTTCGTCACGGGCTGCTGATGGTCGAGCAGCGCGAGGAATCGTGCGGCGAGCACTGCGATTGCGCTGAATACGGTTTCCCGGCTGAGTGCTACCGCCTGACGCCAGCCCTCGCCGCCCACCGCCAGGCGCAACGCAAGGGAGACAGCAATGAAGCTGAGCAAGAAGCAACGCGCTGAACTGCGTGAGAAGTTCGGCGGACGCTGTGCTTACTGTGGTTGTGAGCTTCCGGAGCGCTGGCACGCCGACCACTTCGAGCCAGCCAGGCGGGATCTTGAGGTTCGACAGGGGGCAGATGGAGTCCGCCGCCTGACTTCGGTAGGCACTGGTCGGCCAGAGTCAAACGTCATTGAGAACATGATGCCGGCATGCCCACCATGCAACATCAGCAAGAGCTCGATGCCGCTTGAAGCGTGGAGGCGATGGATTGCCGGTCACGTCAACAGCCTGAACCAATACCACCCGATCTACCGCCTCGCCAAGTCATACGGCCTGATCGTCGAGACGGCGGAGCCTGTCGTCTTCTACTTCGATAAAGCCAGCCAGGCGCAACGCCAGGCCTGATCTACCCCACCCCACCCCCTTTTCTATCTGCCCACATAGGGCGGGAGGATTTGCTGTGTCCGATAAACCATTGAAGGCATATGCGGTCACGGAGCGATCCGAGGCCATGACGGTAATCGTCTTCGCAAGCAGCGGCATCGCAGCTAGGCGCCTGGGCGCCAACGAGCACGACACCGAGTTTGAATGCATCGAAAGTTGCCGCCGCGCGCCATGGGCCGATCGGTACCAGAACACCGGCAAAATACCGGCTCAAGCCTGGATTGATAACGGCTATTCGCAGACCTGTGATTACTGCGAAACAGGGATCTACGGCGACACGACAAAAGATGAAGACGGCAATGAACAAGAGCCGATCTTTGAAGGCGTGCACGCGTACTGCGGGCCTGGATGCAAGGCGGCGCGCGAACAGGATATCGCCGAGCGCAAGGCAAGCGGTCAGTCCTTCATCGCCAAGGTGCAGGCCGAACGGCCTTACCTGACCTTTACGCTCTTCCGCGCCGACTATCCGTGGGCCTACAACAGCGCCGAATTTTCGTTCGAAGGCGCAAAGTACGGCGGGGGCGTACAGGAAAAAGAAGGCGGGAAGCTCGAATGGCACGTCAATCCTGAAGACAAGCCCGCATGGGATCGGCTGATAGCAGCACAGGAGGCCGCATGAAACTGATCACGCTTGAGAAGTGGGCGGGGGTGGTGTGATGAAGAAAGCAATCCAGCCGCGCAAGGCGCTGCCTGAGGCGCGCCGAGAGCTGATCAAGATCAGCGAGTTCCAGCGCCGCCGCTGGGGGCCGAACGGCACGCCGCCCTGCAGCCAGGCCATCCGCAACTACATCAAGAACGGCATCATCCCCGGAGAGCAGATCGGCAAATTGTGGTATGTGGACTGGACTGCCTACCAGGCCGGAAACCGCAACGACCTGGTGGCGATGGTGCTAAAAGGAGCAGCCTGA